CAATCACGTCAACACCAAGGCAACTCCAAGTCCTTTCCCATCAAGAACTCCAAGTAATACACCAACCTCAACTATAACTCCCACAATTACCTTAACACCAACAAATAGTGGATTGTCTACTCAAACTCCAACATCAACTCAAACACCTACCAATACTCCTACGTTAACTGAAACCCCTACTAACACTGTAACACCAACTGTAACCACAACTGAAACTCCTACTAACACTGTTACACAAACTGTTACACCTACTAATACTATTACTTCCACTTCAACTGAAACACCTACCAATACACCTACTCAAACATCAACTAACACCCCTACTAATACTATAACCTCAACTCCAACTAATACTATAAGCGAAACTCCAACTAATACTCCAACTAATACAGTTACACCAACTGAAACTCCAACTAATACTGTCACACCAACTGAAACTGTTACATCTACTCCTACAACAACTCAAACTGCCACACCAACTGAAACTGTTACATCTACTCCTACAACAACTCAAACTGCCGGTTCAACAAGTACTCCAACTAATACCCCAACTTCAACAATAACTGAAACACCAACAAGTACTCCAACTCAAACAAATACAATAACCCCAACTTCAACAATAACTGAAACACCAACTAATACAGTTACTCCTACCGAAACAAAAACACCTACTCCGACAAAAACACCAATAAGTTGTAATTGTATTGAATTTTTAGCGGCTTCAGGTCTTGCAATTATTAGTTATACAAAATGTGATGGTACTATTGTAACTAATTTACCAATTCCTTTAGGTCAAACATTTAAAGATTGTATTACTAATAATGAATATACTGTTTCATTTGGTACAGTTGTTACAAATTTTGGTTCTTGTATTGATAATTCATGTCCGACACCAACTCCGACCCCAACTACAACTGAGACTCCTACACCAACACCAACTATAACTGAGACTCCTACTAATACGGTAACCCCAACAGAAACCGTTACATCTACCCCAACTACAACTGAGACTCCTACTAATACGGTAACGATAACCCCAACTGCAACTATTACCCCAACTAAAACAGAATATAAACCATCAAGTAAATGGTTTAGTGGATGTTGTCAACCAAATCAAATTATTAGAATATATGAAATTCCAGGAGAACTCGCTTCATTCATTATTGAAGGTGATGTTTATTATATTGAATCTTCCGGTTTTGTTGGTTGTGCTACAAATATAATAGAAACTGAGACCTCTTTAGAATATCTATTTGTCAATATAGAATCTAAGACTAACTGTGTAGATTGCACCACGGAAAACCCTTGTCCCACTCAGACCCCTACCGCAACACCAACCTCTACCCCAACTGAAACTCCAACTGAAACACCAACCGCAACACCAACAACAACTAACACCCCTACATTAACTGAAACACCAACAAGTACTGAAACTCCAACAAGTACTGAAACTCCAACAAGTACCTTAACTGTAACACCAACAAATACTGTAACCACTACAGAAACCCCAACAAGTACTGTGACTGTAACTAGTACCCCAACAAATACTGTAACAACAACACCAACTCAAACCGTTACTCAAACTGTTACTATTACAGAAACATCAACTAGTACTCCAACTCAAACAAGTACACTTACAAATACACCAACTTCAACTGAAACTAATACTCCTACGGTTACTTCAACTGAAACACCAACACCGACTGCAACCCCAACTCCAACTAACACGCCAACTGTAACTTCAACATCGACTCAAACTCCAACTGTTACTCCAACTAATACAGTTACCGTAACTCCTTCGACTATATTCTGTGTTGATTGTGTTGAGTCAGGGTACACCTATGTTTTCCAATGCGCTCCAACTCCGTCAATAACAAAAACACCAAGTGTAACTCCAACGAATACTTATACTCCAACCATAACACCAACAAATACCTCAACAACTACTAATACTCCGACAAATACTAATACCTCAACAACAACTCAAACCCCTACTACAACTAATACCCCAACAACCACAGTAACTCCAACAAATACATCAACAGTCACCATAACAAATACTGTGACTGAAACACCAACTAATACCGTAACACAAACCCCAACAAATACTGTTACTGAAACACCAACTAATACCGTAACACAAACACCAACTAATACAGTAACCTCAACAGTAACTGAAACACCAACTAATACAGTAACACAAACACCAACTAATACAGAAACACCAACATCCACGCCAACACCAACTCCAACTATAACAGAATTTAAACCATCATTCAAACATTTTAGTGCTTGTTGTTCCCCTAACGAAGTATTCAGAGTTTTTGAGATACCCGGATTAACAGCAAACACTATCGTTGAAAATAATGTTTACTATATTGAGACTGGTGTGTTTAGTGGTTGTGCGGTAAATATATCCGAAACATTCACATCCAACAATTATATATTCTTAGGTATCACCGCTCAAACTAGTTGTAGCGGTTGTACATCATCAAATCCTTGCCCAACACCAACTCCAACCGTAACTCCAACCTCAACATCGACCCCAACACCAACTCAAACACCTACTAGTACTCCGACAAATACTAATACCCCTACAAATACAATCACATCTACTCCTACAGTAACTGTAACACCAACTGAAACTGTAACACAAACTCCAACAAATACTATAACCCCAACTCAAACTTCAACTATAACTGCAACATTAACTTCAACACCAACTAAAACTTCAGCACCGGCTTGTGACATTCTGATTAGTTTAGTTGATTGTGGTGGTACCGTTTTAGCGAGTGCAACTCCTCCAACAAGTATAATCAACTTAGACCGCGTAAATGATTCATCATATACCATTAATGGTACTATATTCCACAGTCCGTTTAATTTAAATGGTACTAGCCCTGGAAATATATATTTGGCGGTTTCTACCACTCAACCTGTATGGAGAAATAGTTCATCAATTAATGGCCCTCTAAACAGAAGTGCAATATGGTCATTAACAGATTTTCCAACTGACACATGGTTAGGGTTTAGTGTTTGTATAACAGTTCCTGAAACTAAAACATATTGGGTTGGTTTAGGAGCCGATAACAATTTTAGATTTGTTTTAGATGGTGTTGAGCAAGTAAACACAGTTGGTGGTCCTTATGATTATGCAACTTGTAGTTGCAATCTCGCATTCATATATTGGCATGTATACCCTATAACAATAACTGCGGGTAATCACATAGTTGATTTATATGGTTTAAATAATGGCAGTATTGCTGGTTTTGGTTGTGAAATTTATAATAATACTATAGAAGAATTAACGGGAGCTACCCAAGTTTCTGATTTAAATATTATTTTCTCATCTGGAGACCAATTAAGCGCTACCACAATACAGAATTTATCAGGTCAGTACTTATCGAGTGGTTATACTTGTCCTGAAGGATATATTTTCGACCCATGTAATTTAGCTTGTTACATGGAATTACCTGAGTGTTCTCCTACACCAACACCAACTAAAACTACAACACCTACAATTACACCAACTAATACTTTAACTCAAACTAATACTCAAACTCCTACAATTACTCAAACATCAACTAATACTAAAACACCTACAATAACACCTACTACAACTCAAACACTAACTAATACTAACACTCCAACACCTACCCCAACTAGATTAATTGGTGGTAGCGCCTTATTTGCACCTAATGAAGGTGATTTCATGAGTGTAACTGGTAGTACATCATTTGCGGTTGGTACTGGTGATTTTACAGTTGAGTGGTTCCAATATCAAAATAACCAAGGTAACGAAAACTACCTATTTAGTTATGGTGCAGATACAAATAACTTCGCCGTTTCAGTTCAATCGGGTGGTAATAGATTAAGATTCTACATGGGAGGTGCGTTACTAGATAATCCAATAGTAGCAAATGATGCAAATACTTGGTATCATATTGCGATATCAAGAAATTCTGGAGTTTATAATGGATATTTCAATGGTACTAGAGTATTAACAATTGCCGATTCTACAAATATAACAGATACAACATCTTTATTCTACATTGGATATGACGGTTCAGGAAATACTGGTAGAATATTCCCTGGTAACATAACAAACTTCAGATTTATTAAGGGAACCGCACTTTATACAAATTCTACATTGACTATTCCAACAGAACCTTTAACAAGTGTTACAGGTACTGAATTGTTGTTATGTGTTTTCTCAGAAGATAGACTTACCGAAGATACAAGTGGAACAAATAAAATTATATCGAATAATGGTGCGACATACAGCACATTCACACCATTTATATAATTATTGAAAAAGAAATGCAGACAGCACTAATAAACTCAGTTAATTTTACAGGACAGGTTGCAGTAATAACATTCTATCCTCAAACTGGTGGTACTGTCAACATAGGTAGTCAAACAATTCCTTTTTATTATGCCGCTGATTACGTATGTGGTTTATATAATTTATATTTTCCATATTACAATACAACTTGTACTTATGAATTATTATGTCCAACCCCAACACCTACCGCGACAATCACCCAAACCCCAACAAATACTCAAACTCCAACCACAACATCCACTATTACTTTAACCCCAACAATAACTCCAACTAATACCTTAACACCAACTCCTTCAATTATATTTTGTGTTGATTGTGTCGAATCAGGTTATACGTATGTATTTGAGTGTGCTCCAACTCCTTCAATAACAAAAACACCAAGTGTAACTCCAACAATAACTTACACCCCAACTCAAACTTCTACAAATACCCCAACTATTACAAAAACTCCAACATCAACACCTACCATAACTCAAACTCCAACTAATACAGTTACACAAACACCTACTAGAACAATTACTCCAACTCCTACCAAACTAATTAATGTACCAGAATGTGCAGTAATATTTAATTCCGGACAAAATGTATATTTCTATGAAGTGGACACAAATACCACAACTCAATTAACTGTACCTGACGTTCCTTCATTTACAACAAATGACATTGCACACACCACCACAAAATTATGGATGGCGGGTAGTAATAGTATTTATGAATGGAATATAACGTTAAGTCCATTTACTGCGGTATTTAATACGATAATTACAATACCAACTATATTTATTGGTCCTGGATTAGGGTCAATAAATAACACGACATTAATTGCGGTTGATGAAAGTATCAATCCGGCATCAGTAATAACTTTGGACGTATCTTCGTCGCCTGCAGTTATAACATATCAATTTGATATGTTACCAAATAGATATGTTTCAGGTGACATATTATTAACAACAACAAATAAAGTTTTAATTACAAATTATAGTTACGTACCACCGTTTGAACAATATATAACACAATATAACTATTTAACAGGTGAACCTGAGGTTGACATTCAAATTTCCCCAACTATAAGCGCCCCTTGGGGTATTTTTGAGGATAATAATGAAATTTACATTATGAACGGTAGTTCGTCAAATAATGTTTTTCATATTAACAGAAATTATCCATACACAATAACATTAACTGGTGATACTGGATATCCGGTATATGGTGCATCTCAAGTACCGAGTTGTTTAACAGTTGATTTTATACCTCAAATTACACCAACTCCAACTAATACACCTACTAGTACACCGACAAATACAATAACATCAACCCCTACTGTAACTTCAACAAAAACCCCAACCCCTACTAAAACACCAGTTACATGTGAATGTTTTGTAATAGAAGCGGTTGGCGCAAATGCGGTGATTGAATATTTTAAATGTGGTAGTGGTGGTCAATTTGAAACAAAATTAGTTGAACTAAACAGACCTTTTAGAGTTTGTTTAGAGAATAGTGGTGTTACGGCAACTGCCGGTATAATACAAGTATCTAATTTTGGTAACTGTGTTGATGGTCAGTGCTCAAGTCCAACTCCAACTCCAACTGTTACTCAGACTCCAACTAACACTCAAACCCAAACTCAAACTCCTACTAATACTCAAACACAAACTATAACCTCAACATTAACATTAACACCAACAACAACTGAAACCCCAACAAATACCACCACACCAACAACAACTGAAACCCCAACAAATACCACAACGGTTACTCCTACCGCAACAACAACTATAACTGTAACTCCAACTAATACTGAAACTCAAACTCCAACAGCAACTGAAACTCCGACTCCAACTAATACACCTACCTTAACCGAAACTCCAACTAATACAGTTACACAAACACCTACTGAAACTCCAACTAACACACCTACAATAACCCCAACACCATTTTGTATTGACACATGTTCAATTTTATATGTTGACGCGTCATCAATTATTTATGAGTATGATTATGTGACTGAAACCTCAATTCAGGTATTAGATACAAAACTTAGACTTGTCGACATAGCACATTCAAGTAGCAAACTTTTTGCAAATACTAGTAATATTATATACAGATACGATTTAACATTTTGTCCATTAACAATAACACCTATTGACTCAATAAACAGAAGTTTCTTGGGGGACGGTTTATTCGCAATTGATGACGATACTTTAATAATAATTAACACTCAAAGCATTACTCAGCAAACGGTTCAACAATTAACCTACTCAACAAACACAATAACACCTAAATTTTCTTTACCCGAAACATTATCTATTAGGGGTGACTTTATCCTAACAACAACAAATAAGTTTATCATATCAATGTTTAGTGGGATTAATAACTATATTTTACAATACGATTATACCACAGGTGAACAGGAAGTGTTTTTCCAAGTATCTCAACCTATATCAGGTTTCTTTGAGTATGGTAGTTCAATATACGCAGTTAATACCGCTGGTGTAATTTTTGAAGTTATTTTAGATTCTCCTTGGGGTTTATCTCCAACATCACTAGACCCATTTGTTTATTTAGGTATCGTAAAGGGTATTTCTCAAGTGCAGTCTTGTTTACCTATAAGCTTTTCAAAAGTAACCCCTACACCTACTTCAACCCCTACACCTACTCCTACACCAACGACTACTGAAACACCAACTAATACTGTTACTCCTACAACTACTGAAAGTTCTACTCCAACACAAACACCTACCACAACTGAAACCCCAACAAATACTGTAACAACTACTGAAACCCCAACAAATACTGTAACAACTACTGAAACCCCAACAAATACTGCAACACCAACTCCAACACCAACCACAGATTGTTTTTGTTATACGTTTGTAAATACCGACCCATCTGATAAACATAATGTTAGCGGTAAAGATTGTAACAATGTTAACTTCGCATATTCTTTACAACCCGCCGGCTCTGAAGGCGATACCGTAAGTTTATGTGCGTCTTCGAGTTTAGTTTTTGACCCAGAAGTTGCAATATTTAATAATGGTATTTGCGAAGGTTTCTGCGGTACTCCAACCCCTACACCTACTAGCACTGAAACACCTACCCCAACAATTACGGAAACTCCAACACAAACTCCAACTGAAACTCCTACTAGCACTGTAACTCCAACTGAAACTCCTACTAGCACTGTAACTCCAACTGAAACTCCTACAAATACAGTGACAGTGACACCAACTAGTACAGTAACTATGACACCAACTGTAACTTCAACTCCTACACCAACAATAACAGAATATAAGCCAGCAATAAGAACATTTAGCGGATGTTGTTTCCCATACGAAATTTTTAAACTTTACGAAATACCAGGATTAACTGCAGATACAATTGTTGAAAATACTGTTTACTATGTTGAATCTCCCGTATTTAGTGGATGTGCTACTAATATCTCAGATACATTTACACAAAATAATTACTTATTTAATGGTATAACTGCTCAAACTAGTTGTAGTGGTTGTACATCATCTGTTCCTTGTCCAAGTTCAACTCCGACACCTACCGTTACATCAACTCCGACACCTACACCAACTGTAACTGAGACTCCAACAAATACTGTAACTCCAACTGTAACTGAGACTCCAACAAATACCACAACGGTTACTACTACCGTAACACCAACAGAAACTCCGACATCAACTCAAACTCCAACCCAAACTCCAACTAATACAAGAACATTAACACCAACAAGAACGCCAATAATTTGTGTATGTTACTCGGTAACTAATTTATCCCCATTTTTTAGTAGTTATACAGGATTACTTTGTAATGGTTCGCCCGCAGGTGGTATACCTATTGGTCCAAATGCAACTATCACCAATTGTTATGCAAAAGATTCACTTATAGACCTTAGCGGTTCTGGTAATATAATATTTATCGAAAACGGAGAATGTGATGGTAGTATAGTTTGCCCAACTAGAACTCCGACCCCAACAAGAACTTCCACACCAACTCCAACTCCAACAAATACTGAAACTCCAACAGTAACTCCAACTCCAACAAATACTGAAACTCCAACAAATACCGTAACGACAACTGAAACACCTACAAATACTACAACACCCACAAATACTGAAACCCAAACTCCAACAATGACTCCAACTCCAACAGAAACACTTTGTTGCACATCTTGGACATTATATGGTGATTATGGTAATTTAGTTGATTCGGGGTTTGTTTTTTCAAAACCTCCAATTGTTGCGGGGTCTACTTCAATAGTTATACCTCAAGGTACACTTTCCCCATCAACCAATTTGGTTGGAATGATATTACAACTAACAAGTGTGAATCCACCATTACCTGTTGAATTTGTAACAATTCAAACATCAACATACAATTCACTTAATTTTACTTTTAATTTAACATTTACACCACCATTAAATAACACTTTAGGTGGTAGTGTTAATAGCGTATCATATGTAATTTACGAATCTCAAACTGAATTTTTAATTAATAATTGTGATGGTAGTAATTCAACAATTTATTTAGGTATAAACCAAACGTATGTTGCACTTTGTGCTTATAATGTTCAAGTAATTGGTGGTTTAGGATATTCTGAATCAGACCCAAGTTGTATATGTTTAACTCAAACTCCAACTAACACTCCTACGCCAACTCAAACTCCAACTAATACTGTAACTTCAACACCTACACAAACACTACCAATATGTATTGAAGGTTGTAATCCAATATTTCGTAATAACCTTAATGGTAACCTTTACTTATACAATATGTTAACGGATACCTCTACAATTTTACCAGGGTCTTCAACTACAGGTAGTATTGCAACAGGTAATCCTAATTTTTACTGGACATTAAACGGACTAACAATAACTCAATATGACTTAACTTTATGTCCATTTACAGGAATAACACAAACGAATCAATTTGACATTAATGTCAATTTGAATGCAATGACATCAAGTGGAAATACCATATTAATCGGAGCAATTAACACAGTACCGGTATCAATCTACCAATATGATATTAGTGGTCCAACTCCGATAACCACATTAATGTTTACATTACCTTTAGGTAATCCGCAATATTCGGTATCGTCAATTTATTTAACTAATACAGGTAAATTAATTGTCGCATTGGGTCAACAAAATTTTGCTTTAGGAGTTTTCACATATTCATTGATACAATTAAGTTACCCTGATGGTACTCCTGAACTAACAATAAGTTTACCTTCACTAAACTCATCAGGTCCTAATGGGATTACAAGTATATTCACATATAATAATCAAATTTACATAACTAGAGGTGTAACAGGTGAAATATATTCAATATCATTAAGTAGTCCTTATAATTTAAATCTATACAACGATACCGGATTATCCGCATCCAATTTATTACAATCTATGGATTGTAGAAATGTTAATTTTATACCAGAAACCCCCACCCCAACTCCTACTAAAACAAGTACTCAGACTCCAACAAAAACTCCAACAAATAGTCCTACTAATACCGTAACTCAAACTAAAACTCCTACTAACACAAGAACTCAAACTCCTACTAATACCCCAACAACAACTGAAACTCCAACAAATACCCCAACAACAACTGAAACTCCAACTAGTACAGTGACAATAACACCTACCAGTACATTAACTATAACACCAACTAAAACACCACCACCATGTTTTTCAAGTTGTGATGTGGTATTACTAGATAATGTTGGTAGGGTTTATTTTTATAATAACATAACTAATACAATTTTCTTTACAGGTATAGACGCACCTGCCGGTTCCGACATTGCTCACACTAACAACAGAATTTGGATTAATAACGGAACTAATCTTTTCCAATACGATATAACACTATGTCCATTTAGTGTAATATCCGCAACGACTATCTCAGTTAGTCCAACGACATTAGGGGCTGGTTTATTCGCAATTAATGATACAACATTAATCGCAAACACAGGTATTATCCCTACTAACTCAATTATTGAAATTGATGTTTCAGACCCACTATCCCCTGTAATAACCACCAAATTTCCTTTGATAAGTGGAAGAAGGGTTGCTGGTGATTATGTGTTAACTAATACAGGTAAATTAATTGTATCTAATTTTAATAGTAGTAATACTCAATACATAACCCAATATAACTACATAACAAGTGTAACTCCTCCTATAGATAACAATATTGATATTGTTATATCACCAACTATAACAACACCTTATGGTTTATACCAATATGGTAGTGATTTTTATATTCTTAACTCTACCGGAACTCAATACATTATTGGTTTAACAGAACCTTACACATTAACTCAAGTGCAAACAATTCCTTTACCAAGCGGTGTAATAAATCCATCCTATTTTGGAGCTTCCCAATTATATGGTTGTATTACAGACTCTATTGTTGCGGTAACCCCGACTCCAACACAAACTCCAACTCAAACCGCAACACCTACTCTTACATCAACACCGACAGTTACAATAACACCAACAACAACTGAAACACCAACCTCAACACAAACACCAACAAATACTGAAACTCCAACCTCAACACAAACACCAACAAATACTGAAACTACAACTAACACTCCAACAAATACTGAAACTCCAACTAACACTCCAACAAATACTGAAACTCCAACTAACACTCCAACGGTAACTCCAACAAAAACTTATTATCCACCTTCAAGATTATGGTTTAGTGCATGTTGTAGCAATGAAATATTTGAAATATACAATATTCCTGGTATAATTGCAGCAGGAATAAATATAGGTGATACTTTATATGTAAATTCTGAATCAGGGACTCCTCAATATGTTGATAATGGTAATTATAGTATTAATACCCCTACGGGTAGCATATTCTTAAATATAAGTGATTTTGTTGGTGCTGATAGTAGTTATTTTACTGTTGGTACAATACTGACCGGTCCTGGTAGTGGATTAGTTACCACTGCAACTATTATTAGTTTTGATATTGAGACCGGAGTTATTACAACTAATGTTGGTTTAGATTATAGTAATTTAATACCAATACCTGTAACTATTTTAATTAACGTATCAACTTATTACAGTAGTGGAATAGGATTTACAGGTTGTGCAACAGTAATAAATCAAACTGAAACAAATAACGTTTATCATTATATAGTATTTGTACCACAAACAGATTGCCCAACTTGTTTTAATTCATATCCTTGTCCAAGTTCAACACCAACACCTACCGTAACATCAACTCCAACTGTGACACCTACACCAACACAAACTGAAACTCCAACTCAAACTCCCACATCAACCATTACTTCAACACCTACAATAACCTCAACACCTACAATAACCTCAACTAGTACACCAACCGTAACATCTACAGGTACATTAACACCAACCGTAACATCTACAGGTACATTAACACCAACCGTAACTCCGTCACCATTTACTTGTAATTGTTTTACATTCTTTAATACCTCGAATTCTCAAAATGGTACAGTAAATTATACCGGTTGTACCGGAATAGCCGGTGTTACAACAGTTGCTGCCGGTGATTATACTCAATTATGTGTTAGAGCAAGTGCATATACGCTTTCCGCTCCAATAACAATAGTTTACCTAAATGGTGATTGTTCAACAGGAATTTGTCCTGAAATAACTATTAATCCATGTTACCCATACATACTTCATGGTGTAAATAGACTTGTTTATACTTATGACCCAGTTACAAATACTCAAATACCTTTACCTATTAGTATTTTATCCACAAATTTATTTGATATTGCAACTAACGATAATTATTTATGGATTTTTGGTGAATTCCAAATTGGGGGTATTGGTATCAAAGAATACACTATAAGTACATCACCCTTTACCGCATCTCTAAATAGATTTATAACCACAACATCTCCTCTTTTCACCGCACAAGGTGTGTTAGCGGCAATTAATAATGGAACTCTATTATCAACAAGTGGTAACTCTAATAGTTTAGTTACATTAGATATCTCAAATCCGCTAACTACTTCAGTAACTCCTCAATTTTTATTTAACACCGCACCTAATAGAGTGGTAAGAGGTGATTTAATTTATACTAATACAAATAAAATTATCGCGTCAACTTATACCGCCAGTACACCAGCTCAATCATTTATAACTCAATATGATTTTAACGGTAATGTTGAATTAGAAATACAATTTGGTAATGTTTCTAACGGATTTAGTTACTACATATTTGGTTCTCAATTTTATTTAATTAGTAATTCAACAACTGTAAATTCTCAAAGATTTTTGAGGAATTTAACGGAGCCTTACGCTCAAACAAGTTTAAGTTCTTTAACAATTCCAATAATTGGTATAGCACAATCAGTAAATTGTTTAGATGAAAACTTTATACCTCCGTCGCCAACGCCTACAAAAACACCTACACCAACTCCGACACCAACAAGAACTTCAACTCAAACACCAACAAAAACTTCAACTCAAACATCTACACCAACAATTACTCAGACTCCAACAACTACTCAGACTCCAACAATTACCGTTACTAATACTCAAACTCCAACTAATACTCAGACCCCAACTAACACTGTCACAATAACATCAACATCAACTCAAACTCCAACAATTACAAGAACATCAACCCAAACTCCAACAATTACAAGAACATCAACCCAAACTAACACACCAACTCAAACGCAAACCGCAACAGTTACCATAACTTTGACGACCACACCAACACCTACAAATACACCTAATTTATTATCATGTACTTGTTATAATTTCTTTAACAACACAACCACAAATGGTTCAGTTCAATATTACGATTGTAATGGGATTTATAATAATATAACAATAACCGGAGCGTCTTATGCTCAACTTTGTGTATCAGGTAATCCAACCAATCCACAATACACCGCAACAACTCAAATTGGTATAATATATCAATTAGGAGATTGCACCGTAAGTTGTCCTACAATTAATTTAGATAATTGTGTCATATTTAACGCACAAGATGGTGGTATTGGCGTAACCGATACTTTATATTCTTATGATTTTTCAACAAACACATCTATACCAATACCATTAATTAACGGTCAAAATATATTTAACGCAGTTGCAAATACATCACAAAAACTATGGATTTATGGTTCTTATCCAGGAGTTGGTACTACTATTAGAGAATGGGATATCACTTTATCACCATTTACCTCAACATTCAATAGGTCTATTATAGGTGTTTCATCTATATATGGTAACAGTACTAATGGATTAGTCGCAATTGATAACTTTACATTACTAAGTGTTACCGGCTCAACCGCCGGTTCTCAGAGTGTTGTATCTTTGAATATTTCAAACTACACAACAAATATACCAACATATACTAAGCTTTTTGATTTACCGTCAAATAGAACTATTCATAGTGATTTAATATTTACTCAAACTAATAAGATTATTATTACCACAACTCAATCAACCCCAACTTCGGAAAGATATATAACACAATATGATTTATTTGGTAACATTGAGGTTGATGTTCTAATACCTCAGGGTACTTTATCAAGTAATCCACAAGGGTATTCAATGTTTGTGGTTTCTAACAATTTATACTTAGTGGTTTCAAATGGTGCTCCGGCATTTATCAGACAAATTAATTTAAACTCACCATATAATATCACGCCAAGTGGTCAATTACCAGCTATTTCATTTGATATTTCACAATCACCAGAATGTATAACAGTTGAATTTATCCCGATTACAAAAACTCCAACTCCTACGTCGACTCAAACCCCAACTCCGACGCAAACCATAACCATAACACCAACATCAGGCAATACATTAACTCAAACACCAACATCTACCCCAACAAATACTATTACACAAACTCCAACAACAACTAAAACCCCAACAAATACCACAACGGTTACTCCTACCGTAACACCAACTATAACTGTAACTCCAACTAATACAAATACCCCAACTGTTACAGTAACTCAAACTTCACAAACTTGTTTTTGTTATACTTTTTATAATATATCACAGGCCACAACAGGTTTAGTTAATTATACAGGTTGTAACTTAACAACAGGAACTCTTACCATTCCGGCCCAAAGTTTCGAAAGACTATGTGTTCTTGAAAATGCATTTTCTGCAAATACCGCAATACGAGAATACGTTGATTCAGTTTGTTCCGCATCAATTTGTCCTAATTTAGAACTACAACAATGTAGCATTTTAACAGTACCAACGGGAGGAAATTATTCCGGAGTATGGACTGAAATAAATAAAGAAGGAGACTTTGTTGAATACTACCCTTCTTCTGGTAGAACAACCGTAGTTTATGGAATGGCCAAAACAAATTCTTTAGTTTGGGTTTATGGTACTTTTGGTGGATTAGTTAGATTAAGAGAATGGACAATAACTGAAAATCCTTACTCGTCTGTGGTTAATAGGACGTTAGTCATAACCACATTATGGGCAGATACCGAAAATGGTTTAGCGGCAGTAAATAATAATGCATTAATATCCACAACCGGAACTTCGACAAATTCAACAGTCGTTCAAGTAGTTGTTACACCGTCAATAACAATAACCAGATTATTTGATTTGGAACCTAATGTTAGAATCTCAGGAGATATATTATTTACCACAACAGGCAAAATAATAATTGCAGTATTAAATACAACCAATAATCAAAGGTTTATTCGTCAATATGACGTTACAGGTTATTTAGAATCTTCAACTTCCGACGTTTCATCATTATTACCTAATCCTATTTTATTGTTTGTATCATCAGGAAGATTATACGCCACAAGACAAAATATCACTAATAGTGTAATATATGAAGTTTCTTTAGATTCTCCTTTTGGTCTTACATTGTCAACAGGTAATTTGTTCAATAGTTTTAATGATTTAGCACAAAGTCCAAGTTGTATAAGTATTGAAATGGTTCCTTTAACAAGAACTCCAACTCCTACAATATCATTGACACCAACAATTACTCCTACATCACAAACTCCGACTGCAACACCTACAAGAACTGCAACACCTACAAGAACTTCAACTATAACTCCAACAAGAAGTGTTACACCTACAAGAACTCCAACTATAACTCCAACAAGAAGTGTCACACCTACTAGAACTCCAACTAGAACAGTTACACCTACTAGAACTCCAACTATAACTATAACAAGAAGTGTCACACCTACTAGAACTCCAACTAGAACAGTTACTCCAACTAGAACAGTTACTCCAACTAGAACAACAACAATTACTCCTACCATATCATTTACTCCAAGTATGACTTTAACACCTAGTCCTACTTCATTAGGTGTTGCCGCACTACCGATGATGATTGGTACTTCTAGCGATAGTTTAACCACATATTTATTAAGATATGATGTGTCAACAAACACTTTTGAAACATTAATTTCGGCAGGTGTAGGGATATTACCATCTAGAGACATCGCTTGTACAACAACTAAATTCTGGTTATCAAACACAGGTACCGGTAATATAATTAAAGAATATAGTTATACCGCATCTCCATTTAATTACGTTGAATTAAGGACGATAAATGTTCCGGTTACAATAGGGGAAGGTATGTCAGTTAGAACTTCAAATGGTGTTGATTATTTAATAGTTAACACAGGTACCACGACACCGACTATCGTAGAATTGAACATAACCTCATCTACCGCCACTGCAACTGCTAAATTTGATTTACCGTCCGATAGGACTATTTTAGTGGATATGATGTATACCAATACAGATAAATTAATAATTTCAAACTACTCAGGCGCAAATTCTAATGATGGTTTTTTAACACAATATAATTATACCACAGGGAACAAAGAAATAGATTTATTTTATAATACGTCATTAGGTTATGACTCACCAAGGTCTTATTTTGTTTCAGGTGGCACAATTTTTAGTATCAACAATTCAATTACACCAATTATTTATCAATGGAATTCTAATAGTAATATATTCCCATCAAGTACTTTTAATTTCGCTCCTCAATCAGTATTTATACGTGGTGCGGCCCAACCTCAACAAGTTATTGACACCAATTTCACATAAACCAAACTAAAAAGTATTTATAATAAAATAAAACAATATGACATTTTCAGCACTAACATGTATGACCGTTACGGGAACTTCATTGTCACCTAATGCGACTATTCAAGTTTTTTCTGATTATGATAATTTTTCAGTACCGTTTGATTCGGTTCCACTGTCAGCAATAACAGGTAATCAATGCCCGTTTACTTTAACAGGAATACCTGAATTTACAACTGTTATACTATTACGAGACCCTGCAACGGCATGCTGTTTATATATCACAATCGTATGTTGTGATTATAAACAATTCCAACACGGTTTATGCTTTGAATTCCAAGATTATCAATCATACTATTTCCAAGACCAATTCCAAGGTGGAGGATAAAAAAAAATATAATATAAAAGATGTTTTTAACAGATAGACAACAAGCGGTAAGTGTTAATCCAACGGATTTTATTCACATTGTTAACACCGCATCGACATTAACAAACGCGGCTGGCGATTCATTTAAAGCCCAAATATCTCAAATTTTTGAGTTAACTGCAGGATGTTGTTTGACCGCAGCAACTTTTAATAATGGTACAATAACTTTTAATAATGCCACTGGTGGTACCGCATTTACCGTAACAGGATTAAGTTTTACGGGAGGTTCAGGTAGTTGTATTAATGAATTATACGTTAACAATATTTTTCCTTGTTCTTTAAATATTAATATTCAACCTCAAAGTCAAGGTAAAGTATTTTTTGGGTCAATGAGCGGGGCCAGTGGTTTCACAGTTGACCATGTATCTGAAACTGAACAAGTGGCAACTAGATTAGGATTAAATACAAATACTCCCGAATACACATTGGATTTTTATAGTTACGACAGGAGAAGTAGATTATTTTATGATGATAGTAATCCAACTTTACCATCTCTACATAGTTTAACATTTTCAGGAGATTCATCTTTGTCTATTCAGTTTGGAGCATTTTCTTCCGGAAGTTGGGGTATCGCTCTAGCCGCCAGAGGTGACCTTAATACAACTTACGACTATATTGGTGCTCAAGGTGAAACTTCATTATTTTCATCAACTTATGCTAATGGAATAAATATTATTAGTCAAGTAACTAATAACTCATCAATAAGACCTACAGAAGATTATATAAGATTTTATGCCGGAACTAGTCCTGGTGCTGCAAACTATCAACCTCATATACATATACAAGGTAGTGGAGCAACTAGAGGATTTATGGGTATTGGTCAAGGTAACACAAGTCCAACTTCATTAGTAGATATTAGTGGTACTACAGGATATGACCAATTAAGATTACGTACTCAATATAATCCAACATCAAGTGCAGATGCCAATGGAAATGTTGGTGACATTTGTTGGGGTTTAAATGGTGCAACACCTTACATATATTTGAAAACTGCGGGTGGTTGGATTAGAAGTATATTAACAGGATTCTAAAATATTATATCATGGCAATATTAACAGAACAAATTAAGGCAAGTGCCGTTACATTGAACGATTTTGTACACATCGCAAGAGCCGATAATGTTCAAAGTGATAACGGGTCTTCATATAAAGCAACAATTTCTCAACTTATTGATGCCGAATCTTGTTGTTTGGATAGTGGTGAATATATACAATCCGCAAATACCATAAACTTATATGGTTTATCAGATACATTATCTCTACAAATACAAAATGTCAACATATTCAGTGGGGGCTCAGCTAGCTGTATTAACAATTTTTATTTAAATCAAATAATTCCATGTATTGACAATATTAATATCCATCCGGTTTCGGTAAATAATAGAAGGACTTATTTTGGTAGTAATAATGGCGCTTCCGGTTTCACTGTGTTTCATACAATTGTTCAGAATAACCCAGCCAGCGGAGGTATACCTTTCACTTATACAAAACTAATGTTAAATACAAACACAATAATTGATTCTACAAGTTTTTCTTTATTAAGTAAAGACAAAAAGTCAGGATGGTATTTTTACGATAACTTTAATAGTTCTAGTCTTTCTAATTTTATAGATATTCAAGAACCAATAATTAATAGCCCTAGCGATAGTAATTCAACCGCAATGGCGATTATTACACCTGGTAGTGATAGTAATAACAAAGTAGGTGGTGTTATGGGTATTGTTGGTCAATTTGATAATACTTTAGGTTATTATGGTCAACCTTCAGATTCTTTCTTATCCACAACAACCCATTCAAATGGGTTAAATATTGTCTCTACAGATGTAGAAACTGATGATAGCGGATTTATTAGATTTTATTTAGGTTGTGATTATACTTTATGTGATGAACAACCTCATATACATATAGATGGAGATACAGGTACAAAAGGGTTTATTGGTTTTGGTAGAAACAATATTAACCCAACTTCATTAGTTGATATTAACGGAGCAAATGCTAATAATAATGTTGTGGGTTTTAGAAATTTTAGACTTAGAACCTCATATACACCACCAAACCAATTCGATATCACTATTCCACCTGGAACAATATCATGGGATGATACCGGAATTTATATAAAAGTAAACTCAGCGGCTTGGAGAAAATTACCAATGTCTACATTCTAACTACCAAATCTTTTCTTGTTTCATATATCCAAGAACACAACAATAAGCATCAGATTGGTCAAAGTTTTCCTTTTTTAGAGTGTTGTTACGTGTGTATTGCCACTGAATTTGTGGTTCTTTTTTAGCAACCAAATCCCAAATTATTTGTTTCTTATCACAATCTTTTGGATACCCTCCAAATAATACGAATTTGTTTTTATCGTTTTGTTTTACTAATTCAGGAAATGCCCATTTACGAGAATTATATGTTGATATAAATTCAGGAACAATACCCAAGACATCGTATATTTCTTTGGTGATTAGTGTATTGTATCTCAATAAGGTTTGAATGGTATAAACATTATTAGAATTTAACAAAGGTTCTTCAATTATAACATTCGTTATACCTAATCCTTTGTATTTTTCCAATTTAGTTCTAAAAATCTCACTTTTTAAAAGTAGTTCTTTAATTTTGTTATCCTCCTTTGGTTTTGGTATCGGAGATATGTGAGTTAACTCTAAAAGTTGTTTTGTTTGTATATCGAATAACGCCCACCCGATGGTTTTTGTGCTCACATCTAATCCAAGAACTTTTGGACTTTCTTTTAAAGTTTGTTTCATAAATTAAAAATCAAATTTTACCAAAAATTGCTGAATACCCTGCCTTAATACAGGTGACTGCATTTTCGATATAATCATAAGATTTTTTTCATTATCGTAAAGACCAATGTCGGTTATGTAGCTTTGTCCTCCCCTCCATGTCGGGTTTGATGGTGATAAAAATTCAGAGAAACTTAAATTTATCTTGTATCTCATTTCATAAATTGTTGCCTGAATATCAGTTTCTATATTACCATAAAAATAATATTCATCACCAAAATTAAGTGTCTGACCTGAAGGATTTAAACTTACCATAGGAATATAATCATTAAGATTATAGTATTCTGCGGCGTCGTATAATTCTTGAGTAACAACAAATGTTGATGCAGTAATTCCACTTTGAACAATACATCCGTCAACTATTGTATTACTTATTTGTGATGTAAAATCAATAATTTTCCATTCGTCGGGTACAGGCCTTTGTCCTGTTTCAACTAATTGACATATCACTTGAATATTTTCGGCAAAAAATCCTGACGTAATCGCACATCCTCCTCCACAACCAACACAAGATAAGCAAGGAAACTCGGGTCCAAATCTAACACTAACATTTTGGGGTATAGGATTACCACAATCTAAATTAGGGCCTTGTTGTTTTGTGTAATAATTACAATGTAATGAATTTGTAAATCCATTTTCGTTAGAAAATCTGTAAGTAATATACATTGTTTGATTACTACCTGATAAAATTCCTGTTGTCGACGCATTATCATCACCACAGGTGTTTGGTGTTACTAATGAAACCCTTGGAGCTGGTAATGTCCAGTTTCTATTTGACTTATAGGACATTGCCGCAATTATCTCATCATCATCAATAATTATAAGTTTGTGGTCAGGAAATACTTTACCTACTCTACTTGGATATCCATCATCATTTGCATTAGTATCCCATAAATGATAGTATCTCATACCAGGGTCATTCATGTCCTCATTTTTCTTTGAGGTCATATATTGTACTTGGAAAAGATTTAAGGTATCAAACCCTGGTGGGTCAACGTAAAATGTTTGTCCTTGACAACAGTTAGGATTTTTGTGCCACATTAACCAAGGTAAATGTACTTTGAAGTTTCTTCCTTGTCCTGTTGTATCTGCGGGTTGGTCTGGGTCATATGGTTCCATTGCAAATTTTTCACCATAAAACAAATCTATAGTTTGATTTGTATAGTGAATGATGGCAATCGCCTTTTGTTCCTCAGGTGTTACAGTAATTCTATCATCAAATGAATTATTATAAAATACCAAACTACTATCGGTCTGTCCACTATCTGACATATAACCAAAAAATTCTTTAGAACCAATATAACTTCTAGAATTAAAGTATGAATAACCTTGATATAAAGATGGTATTAGTCCAGCCGGGTCTTCCGACCAAGGAATATTCATATTCCAAATCTTAACATCAAATTGGTCATAACCACAAATAGATTCAAAATTTATAACATCATCATTCCAATGTGCTTGTGGTGTATAACTGTCATAAATCTCGGTCATATTTGGTGGGTAAATCAATAATCTCGCATAACAAGAACTATTAAATACCGTAAAATCAGGCGCCGGTCTATCTAAAACTATCTCATCACCACAAACATCAACAATTCTATATGTAAGAATGTGATAACAACTAGACATCGTCATAGAACAATTAGGTACAGGTTCAGGTGGGCATAAAGGTACAGGAGTTGGTTCAGGACAAGGTGGGTTTGATGGTGTAGGTGTTGGAGTTACTAAACATGGGAATGGGTCTGGTACTTGTGCGGATGCCGATGGTGATGGTGGTGGAGTTGCCGATGGTGGATATTGAATAGGAAAACATTCACAATTAGAAAATCCCGCTCCGTCATAATATATTGTCACCAAATCACCAGCTTGCGGTAGTCTTGTTGTATTTGCATTACATCCTCTATACGATATGGTAATTCTATCCGTACCATTTACGGTTGACATATTGGTAACATAATTAGAGTTAACAACATATTGTCCATTAGTTAATACTGACCAAGATGTAGGTAATGATGATGTATTAGCATCAAAGAAACCCCTCATTACCGCAGTGTTAAACACAGGACTTACAATCGAATCCATATATGGTATACCGTAAGTATTACCATTATTACCATCAACAAAATAAGGATACTTTACATATTGCTTATTAGATTGAGGGACACCTGAATTGTTTTGGTCATTAAAACCCGCCTCTAAAATATTTGTATCAAACTGATTGTAAAAATCCGCCAAACCATTATATGAAACTTCACTATCACCTATTTGGAAATAAGCAATATTAAATTTACCTTGTGATAGTTTTTTTCGTCCAGCGTCGGTTAGTTTTGTATTAATTAATCCTGCCGTATTTTTGAGTATATATCCCATTGTCTATAAATATAGAAAAACTTTTTTTATACTGAAATATTGGACACACCACAATTTGTGCATCCACTTATTGTCAAATTGGTTAATATAAAGTCATCAATTGCGTCTCCAACATAACACTTATCAATGCTATTTTTAGTTATAGTAGTACTAGTATTTAATGAAAGTGTGTCTCTATTAGTGTAACTAATCGATGACCACGTTTCGGTTCTACCAGTCGTATATATTATTTTTTGTTGACAACCCGAATTTGTATTTAATGTAGTTCCTGTTTCAGACACTACAGTATTTGCACTGTAATTAACAGAATTTTTCTTTAATAGTGTATTGTTATTAAATGTTGCAGCAGTTGTTGCCGGTGATGATTTAAAGTTACTAGTATGAATTAAATCAAATAATATTACAACCCCATCAGGTAAACTTGGTGTCACGTTTATTGTTGAAGTAAATTGTCTTGTTGTTACATTTTGTCCACTTCTAGGTGTGGTACTTGTTGTTTGAAGTGACACTTGGTAGATGGTTGGTCTTGCTGGTGCAATTAAAACTACTGATTGTGTATAAGTGCTTCCTGAAGAATCTTTTATTACCGTATTATACGTACCAGGTCCTAACTTACTAAATAATGGTATACTTTTAAAAGTTAAACCCCCATCTATTGAATATTGATAAGGTGGGAATCCTCCCGAAGCCCTTAATGTAATGTTCCCGTTATTAATAATTCCGTTATTTTCTGCGGTTGTAGTGGCACTTCTTGTTGATGAACCTGTTACATTAGAAACACAACTATCCCCTAAAATATCCAAACAATTATTTGTTATGGTTCCACCTCCACTTGAACCTTGTAATGATTGACATGGTTCTTCGTAAACACCACCACTAACAGTTGTTCCAACCAGTCTACAAATACATGCTCTTGAATTTATTCCAGTACCTCCCGGTACCGCAATTTGGGCCGGATTACCATCACAATCGGTATAAAACGCAGTACCAGGATAAGATGATATTGTTCTCACCGCAATACATTCACATTGATTGGGTTCCGCCTCGATTCGTTCTGAATTATCCACAGGAGCATCTGTAAAGGGCACATTACCCGTTGAGGGATTATTAACAACAACTCCTCCAACTACCGGTTCACTTGTACAACAATTACCCAATAATTGTATAAAAGCAGTTCCCTCTGTTAAGGTAGGAGCGGTTTCGGAACATATTTCTAAAGAATTACCTCTGAAGTTTGTCCATCCGTAAGCCGCGGCTCTAATAGTTTCTAATAATCCAGTATCACAATTTATTATATTTAAAAACGTTAATGGTACCGTATCTTGGAAATTTGTTAAACTCCAATTAAAACATCCGCACCCAGCTGCGGGTCCTGAACTTGTTCCAGTATTAGTATTTCCACCCAAATTTGCATTTGCAGTTGTTGTAGGAGTACAATTACCGTTATATACAACTATATAATCACCAGGTTGTGAGCCAGGTTGTTGCCATCCTGAAATAGGTGGAACTGCCGGATTTGTATTAATTACATTATAATAATAAGGATTAGTAGTAAAATTAACAGTCCATCTATTGTAAGTTGAATTCCAAGATAAAATATATGACCCATTAGATGATTGCCATGATGGTTGACCATTTACCATTCCACTATAAAATAATGTTACAGTATTTTGTCTGACCTCATTACCTTCTTTACTTTGGGAATATGTTAGACATAAATTACCGTAAGAGGGGCATTCTCCCAAATTACCAGTAACATTACCATCCAAAATTTGTGTATTTGTAAATACCCAATCATCTATTGGTGGTATTGCAATATTGTAATTTTCAATTTTTCCTCCCACAACCGGTCCTCCAATTACCCACCCATTTGGTAAAATTGAAGTGCTCCAATTTATATTGTAAGCACCTCCAACATATTGAGGCATACTATTAATAATAACTCCAGAATAAGTGAAATATTGTTGTATTGTTTGAGTTGGAGTACCAACTGACATAGTTAAACAAAATGATGGGTAATTTTCATCGGGAGTTGGTGTTATTGTCGGTGTAACAGTTGGTGTATTTGTTATTCTTGTTTCTGTAGGTATTGGAGTTGGAGCAGTTAATGTACATTGGGTATATGCCGTAAAATCACCATAAAAATCTACTACAGTAGAGCTATAAGTTCCAACCCCTAAGTTAGTTAAAAACATACCGTTGCCTCCCGTACTCCATGTTATTGAATATGGGGGTGTTCCTCCTGTAATTATCAAAGATAGAGTACCATCAGGAATTGTAGTTAAAGTAGGATTAGTACCCGTACACTGTACTCCCATCGGGAATATCACGATTGGGTCACATTCATTTCTTTTTAAGATATTATCACCACATCTTGTATCTGAACTATAGTAAATGGTTGGTGTTGGAGTTGGAGTTACATAACATCCTTTAGTTGATGCAGTACATGATGTACAGTTTTGATAATTTTCATAGGTATATGGTATATCTTGATAGAGTATGATACCACTAGGTAATCCTACTGAACTTACAACTGTAGTACAGGCAGAAACAGAACCAATACCAACATAATAAATTCCACCTAACTGAAAAATATTTGATTCAGTTAAAATTCCAAAATAATCATCTTCGGGTCTATCTTGTTGTGGACAACAGTATTTAAAATATACATATTCTTGTTGTACAGGACATGGGTGAGCATCTAAACATCCAGAAGTCGTAGGATAAATACCCGATATTGGGTTCAAACTAAAACTTGTGTACACCGGATATACCGGGGTCGTACCTGAGGATATAAATTTAAAACATCCTGATATTTCTGATGGAGTTCCATTGCAGTTTGTAACACAATTTGTTATTTGAGTAAAATAAAAAGAATAACCTATAGAACTAGGTGCGAGACTTATGTTACCTTGAGCACCTGAAACTCCAATATAATTAGAATTAACACATTCTGCTGAAAAATTATAATATATTGTTGGTGTGGGTATTGCCATTTTTTTATTTTATTATATTTGATTTATACAACCCATGTTTAAATCCCCTCCTCCACCAACTGGTGTTGCAACATATATAATGATATCAACATACGTTGGTGATGATAATGTTTTTGTGAATTGTAATTGGATATCAGTACTACATGCCTTAGCAGCTGGTGAAGGATAATTAGGTACAACACCTAATTGATTACCAACTGAACCAAAAAGTCTTTGCGGGGTTAAAGGAGCCACATCGTTAGCGGTGAAGTTTAATTCTATCAATCCATTAGTAGTCCAGTTATTATTAGGGAACGCTGTTGTTGCATTTCCGGTTCCAGGTGTATAAATAAAACTATTCCACTGAGTAAATCCAATTATTTGATTAATTGATGCGTCTAAAGCCGCTTGTGTTTCATCACCAGTTAAGAATAATGAATCTGCAACTATATTATTGTTCCAAACTATTTGATATCTAGTGTTAATGCCTCCATTTATTGTTAATAATGCGTTACCAGTTCCAGAACCTAATTCTACTCTTTGTGTGAAATACCCTCCTACTTCAGGTGTAGAAATGTTTACATAATTAGTACTGTCATCAATTCCGCATGGTAAGTTTGGCAGTTCAAATACAGGTTCAAAACAAGTATTAACTTGATATAAACTTAAAACTATTGATGCACCTCCTATTGAGCCAAACGGAATAACACCAAACGGTGATGATAAGGTAATCTGATAAATATTAGCCGAAGAATCAACCAAATATACTAAACCACTAAACACTTCGGGGTTGAAGAATAATCCTGATGGGGTACCAACAACAACAGGAGTTAAATTAAAAATATAGAAGGTCGTATAATCAACCGAATTTACTAACTTTAAATAATATTCAACGAATGGGGCATTCAAAGTATTTTGAATTAAAACATACAATGTTCCGTTATTGTCATTAACAATACTTCCAATAACCTCATCAAATAAGCTCAAATAAGACTTATTTGTTATCACCGGTGTTAGTGTTGAAATGTCAATTTCAACAAACCTATGTGGTGTTACTTCAGTATTTGTTGTTATAAGTACGTTACCTGTTTTGACTCCAATCGCGGCTCCGATTGCAAAATTTAAATTATAAACTCTATTAAATACTGCGGTAAATGGGTTCAAAGTTATACTCCATTCTCTAATTGTTGTTGACCCTGCCGATGTTGTATAACCCCACATTTTATCATTAGTAAATGCAATACTTAAAGAATCAAAATTATAACCATCAACACTAAGTACCGTACTAGTATCGGATGAATAAACGTAATTATACATCTGCAGGGATGAATCTATGTAAATCATATCACAACTATTAAATGATGGTCCAGGTATAGGTTCAATCTTACAAACACAAGAAATATCATAAGATATTTTAAAATCAACTCTAATTTCTGCGTTACTTAATGATAATGCTTGGTCATTACAACTACTCTGAACTGTTATACTATTTTCGGTTGGGTTAATTATAACATTACCAATAACTGAAAATGATTCTAACATGGATTCTATGGTGTCAAACCAAAGATTATCCGAAGGGTAATTACCCAAACTATTTGTTGTATAAAATTCTTGTTCTACCTCATTACCATCTACCGTAACTACTGCAGTAAATATAGCTTCATTTAAAATACAGTTAGTCTCACCTGATGTTAAATCATAAAAACCCTCCAAAAACATTTGTTGAGGTTTTTTAAGTATTGTTAAACCTTCTGAAATAAATTCAGATTGACAATAGTTATAAATCTCATATCCTCCCTTATTATTATATCCTAATAATGTTATTTCTCTACCTAATTGACATCCGTTTGCATCAGTTACTAAAACGGTATAAGTTCCGGCAGATAAATTAGTTAAATTAGTACCTGTTTGGCCATTAACATTACTACTCCACATAATTTCATAAGGAGCAGGCCCTTCAGTAATATAAAGTTGTATAGTACCATTATTAAAACCTGTTAAATTTGTTCCAACTAATGAAAAATCAACACTGTCAGTCGCATTAACAGTCACCGTTTGTATTTGAGAACAAGATTGAGCATCTGTAACCGTAACTTGATAAATCCCTGCAAATAAATTATTAAACGTAACAGCAGTTTGAGTTGTGTTACTAATCGTTGGTTGTCCTGTAACTTGGTATGTAACAGGGTATGTGGCCCCGCTAGAGATTCTTAATGAGATTGACCCATTACTTCCTTGACAGGTTGTTCCTGTTGTTGAAGTGGTTAATGTATATTTTTCAATATTATTAATCGTATATGTATTTGTAAAAATACAAGGTCCATTGGCTATTGTTAGGGTATAGGTACCGGCGGATAACCCTTGGAATTGATTTGAAAAACCGTTAACCGTCTGTTGTATTGAGTTACCTGAAGGGTATGTTAGAGTATAAACAAATGGGGGTGAACCGCCTAATAAAGTTATCGGACTTAAAGCCCCTGATGAATTATTACAGGTAGAATTTACAACACCAACATTAAGAATTGTAAAACCATTAGGAGGTGTTAAAGCCTGTGATACTGTTGCAGTACATAATGCCGCATCGGTTACTGTTATTATATAATTATTTGAAGATAGGCCAGTTAGTGTAAATGTTTCACTAAATGTAATAAGGCTTTGTCCATTACTTCCTTGGTAGTAGTATGGTGCGGTTCCTCCAGTAACCACTACCGTAATTTGTCCATCGGCACCAAAGCAACTTGGCGTTACAGTAATAACTTCCGCAAATCCAACCTGTGGTACAGTTCCAACTATAACATTTTTAGATACTTGACATCCTGTTGAATCTATAACCGTAACTGAGTAAATTCCACTAGTTAATCCAGATATTGATGACTGCAAACTCCCTGTATTCCAAGAATAACTATACGGTGCATAACCTGTTAATCCTGTTATAAATACCTTACCAGCTCCATTTGTACACGTAGAATCATCAACAACATAGAATCCATAATCAAATTGTGTTGAGGGTTTAATAATACAACTTTCAGACCTACCCGTACACCCTCCGCCATCATTTACCGTAACATAATACGTCCCCGCAGATAAGTTATTAAACACAAAATCATCCTGAGTTGACGAACCCGAATTTATTAATCCTCTTGTAGTTTCATATAAGAAAAAATCAGTACTCTGTAAATTATTATCAGTTCTAGCGGTTAACGAACCGTTCGCCAAACCACATGTTGTGTTTATATGACTAGGTAATGACACACAAACTCCATCAGATATGATAACATTAACAACACTCTGTAAAGGTGTGGCACAACTATCAAAAAGAATAAATGTATATGTATTAGGTGTTAAATTTGTTCTTGTAAACGCAGTGACACCGGCACCCAACGCAACCGGAATTGGGTCGTCAAATGGTGATAAAAATTGATAATAATATGGTGGGGTGGTTCCGCTAATATTAATAGTAAAAGCACCCAATCCACTATTGGTACAATCACCACTTATCGATAAACCATATCTTAAAGAACAAACTGCCATTAACTACAACTTATAGTAAAATCAATACCAACGTTTATTTCAAATATTATCCCACTACTATTTAAGGAACATACATTGTTTATTACAACAACTTTATCGTCATCTGTTAAATAGTAACCATATCCATAATTAGATAAAGATAACATAGCTTCATTTATTGCATTGTACCATTCAGAGTTAGATGGATAGCTTAAACCATCTAAATTATAACCAACACCAGTGTAAAATGGATATTGGATTAATAAAAGTCCGTTTAATCTAATATCCACATACCAAGTAGAATTTATACTATCCGAAATACAAGTATTAAAACTTAAATTATTATCACTTAAATACTTATTAACCAAATTTCCTAAAATAGCCGCAAAACTTTGTATTGTCGATGTTGGACTCCAAGGATATAAATTACAGGTGGCTGTTTGAACAGGGCAATCATCACTAAATATATTATCAGTTACCGTACAAGGTTTACAAGGTACCGCAACTAATTGACAACCAGCTTGTCGTCTCCAAACATATTTCTGTCTGTGGAAAATTGAGTTTTCATATTTGACGCCAGTGTTCCACAATGTAGTTGCTGGTATCATTTGCTCAACTAATCTAATCCAATAATCACCCATACCCTGAACATACTCCATCATACTTTGATAGTTGTAATTATTGTTAGATATTCCAGCGATTTCTTCGGATTGTAGATATCTCCAGTAAATTGATTCTAAGGTTGGGTAGGACCCAAAGTATTGTCTGTTTCTAACATTGATTGTATTTTGCCAAAATGTTTGAGCAAACTCAAAAAATGTTTTTTGTCTAGGTTGTGGATTAATCTCAGTCCAGTCAACTCCATCTCTACTTGGATACATTGAATAAGGGTCCGGATTACATCTTGTGGGTTGTACCCAATTTAATCCTTGGTTTGGTATAGGATAATTATACTGACGAGACATCTCCCAGACATCGTATAATAAACCTTGACCCGGATTCATAAATAAATCAATATTCTTGGCATTAAGTACTAATTTTTCATTGTCCGCATAATAACGGGCATTAAAATTACCATCCAAGTTTTCTCTTAATCCAATCTCCGTATCTGTCCAACTTTTGTTATTATCAGGTGTTTGAGTTAATTTGAATCCCATATCCATGTACGGGAATTTTCTATACCTATCCAAATAAATTTGACCGTATGTGTAAGGTATCAAACTAGTTTGATAATTTGGATTACTACCTGTAAAAACACTTGTATTTAAATTAGGTTGAGCCGGTGACCTATGTTTTGGTGTTGATTCAAACCAACCACTACCTATTTGGAAGAAATAATTTTCGGTGTCGTCAGGTGAAACAGGATACCCTTCATCGTCAACTGGGTAGGCTCCAGCACCAATATTAACATCATCAATTATAAAATTAGTTGTAAACCCTGTGTATTGTACACCAAATATGGAAAATATATCAGTTGGGTCTAATACCGCCGATGATTCTAAATACGTACCACCTGATATATTAGCAAACTTTGTATTAAACTGACTTAACTTAATTTTTTGGTCTGCAACATACACATATTCATTAAAGTCAACCAAAGCATCAGGCGCTCCAATTAATCTCATTAATACCTCAATCGCCTTTCTAGTCCCTTTAGATTTGAATAAAAAGGCGGCATTTAAACATAAATTCCTATAGTATTGATAATTTAATTGGTCCGGTGTTTGTTGTGTTGCAACACCCGTAAAGTTTGATTGGTCTGAATTTTTTTGTCCGAAAACAGAATCTAAAAATCCTGATTCTGTTATTGGTGATATATCTGTATTAAATCCTAGTGTTTGGGCTAAATTCTTTAAAAGTTGTGATGGTATATCGTTTCCGATGTTATAGTTAACGGAATTCATAAAACCAAGTGCCGTAATATATTTCTTGGTTTCATCAAAACTCCTACCGTATATCTGTAAAATTTTTTCAACTTTGTGGCTATCCGTGTCAAAATCTTTAAATGCACCAGTAACCAAAAATCTACTTACCAAATTAGTTAGATACCCATCAAAATTACTACTCGCTTCGCCAATAGTTTCTATGTAGTTTGTGAAGTTAGGAGTTCTAATATCTAAATTCCATTTACCATCTAAAGTCCATGTTATATTCTGTGTTGCAACATAAAATCTTCCGTCATTTGCTTCGAGCGGTACTTTAAAGGCTGCGGTATAAATAGGACTAATGTTTCTATTTAATAAAAAGTTTTCTACCTCATCTAAATCTTCGTTAAATACTTTTTCAACTTGTTGGTCATTTGGTCGAATAATTAAAGAACTAAATGTTTCGGTTAAACCAGTAAATGGTTCTCCCTCTACATAAACTTTTAATACACCTGTGGATAAACTATCTGTAGGTATTATTCTTTTAACGTTATACCCAACTCCGTTAACATATAGTGAATAATTCGCATATTCAACTGTCATATTTCTCAACTGTGAAACCTGCATTTCTTTTAATTGCAAATTTCTGGTAGCGTTTACGGTAAAATCAACCCCAAATGGGTTTCTCATTTTAGGAATTGATATTTCAAAACTTGTTTGATTATCAATTGGGTAATAAACTATATTATATGCGGTCGCACTATCCGTATAATCTAACCCTAATTTAGTAACTTCAATAGCCGCAGGAAACTTACTGATAATTGTTGTAATCGATGTTGACATTCTTTTTGACATCGAACCATACTGAACAAAATTAGTAATCTGAGATAAATCAAAATTTGGATATACTTTAAAATTATTTTCAAAAATTAATTTTGATTGGTCTACCGAACCTACACCTAACGAATCTAAACTTATCGGGTCTGAAAAAGTACCAGTATTAAAAGTTCTATTAACCTTTTCAACAACACCTGTGGTAAATTCAAAGTTTCCTTGCGTAAGTCCTCCACCCGAGGTTAATTGAAACCCTACGAGATTGTCGGAAAAACTACCTTGAGCGGATGCCTGTGGTGGACAAGTAAACTTTTTTATCGCCATTAAGATGTTATATTTGAGAAGTTTTTACTAAAATCAATATTATTACCTCTATCTTCCCTAACCTCAAACAACAACTCATTGAATTGGTCTCTAACTTCATATAAGTTGTATTGTTTGTAGATGTTATTGGATGTGTCATACATTGTGTATATACCATCATCGATAGATTTAGTTTGATTACCAAATAGAGCAATTGCAAGTGTTGAAAAGTCGTGTTCAGCAACTTCAACATCTAAGGTAATCGGATTAAAAAATGTATTTGTTACAATTATGTTTTGATTTGGTTGACCTATATAAGGAACCGCATTTGGTTTGTTGGTTGGTGAAGATGATGGTGTTAGTGTACAGAATATCAAATTTGTATTCGTGTCTGTATACCTATATCTAATAGCCTTTTGTGATGAGTTTGTAAGATTTTGTATTACAGGTTCACAAAAGAACGATGAAGTAATAATTCTAAAAAAGTTTGGTATTTTTGTTCCGTCAGAGTTTAAATATTCAACCCTAAATCCAACTAAACCTTGATTAACAAATTTGTTTCTATATTGTGAAGGTACAGAATTTAAATCAATTATTAAACCCCTAACATTAGGTAGAGCGGATAAAACACCACAATCTAAAATAGTAGTCCTTATTTGGACCGGTCTGATATAAATTGTGTATATCCCTATTTTATTAAATGTATCTGAAGGTAGAGTTAGATTATACATACCTCCTAAGACTTCAATACCCGAATTACCACCTGTTTCATCATTACAAAAATACGGTTTTAAAATCGCAGCCGAGTCTAATTTAGTTAATGTAAAATTATCTGTGTCGTCTCTCGAGGGTGTGTAATTTAGTATTATTTCCACATCTTCGGGGCTAACATCTGCTGGTCGTATAGTTCCGTAAGTTCCTGTTGCCATATTATTGAGTTTTTATCGTAAAATACTTATATCCATAATTTTTTAAGTCACCAAAAGTAGCCACCTCTCCCAATCTTTGTATTTGTTCGAGAGCGGTATTCTTACCTCTCTCTATAAATACATTAGATACAATTTCTGGCTCACTTATCACATTAATTAATGCCTCATCTTTTGTGGTTGCAGAACAAACCAATGAATCTGTACAACCTGATGAATAAACAGTAAATATTGTTTTACCATCAGGGTAATCTCGATATTCAATATCATTAATTGTATATGCAGTAAAAGCGTTATTTGCCGCAACCCCTCTGTAAACCGCAACGGTGCCTGAAGCACCAGTTATTTTTTGGTCAATTCTATATTTTGTAGGACCGTATAATTCAACTTGAGATAAAGAAGATGTTGTATATCCTGTAACAACAAATGGTATACTTATAAATTCACAGCAAGGATTTTCTGTTTCGCAATATTCGTCATAATGATAAATGTAATCATATGATATTGGTGTCGCCGACCAATTGCCTCCCGCCGGTATAAAAAACGCCTCACCATTTGGATTATCAATTGTTACGTTTGTAAAAGGTGTGTATACTTTTTTCTTAACTATATTAACACCCCAAGGACTAAGTCCTGACATACTAATCTCAAACACACCATTTGAAGCGTAAGTGTGAGTATATGGTGTTGGTGCGGTTGAATTAACTACCTCTGAAGGGGAACCATCTCCCCAATCAATTCTATAATCAGCAAATTTTAAATATCTTTTAAATTCTTTATCAGACGTATTATAAAAACTGTAAGTATATGGTGCGGCCAAACTAGATGTAAAAAGAAAATTCACCATAGTGTCCTGTTGGGTCGCCAACCCATCAAATGCAGTATAATATCCAAAATCAACTGTATTTTCACTTAAAAATATTGGTACCGTAATATTCAAAATTGAATTTCCGCTATCTCCTGATACTATCTCAGTCATTGATGAATAAACATATACGGTCCCTGATGTCGCCCCTGTTAATGGTAGAGGGTCATCACAGCAAGAATCTTTTGGCCTTGGAAAACTATAACCACCTGAAGTAAAATTTTTTGGAAATATTTTATGACTTATTACTTCGGGTGATATTCTAATATTATAAATCCTATCTTGCATTATGATGGGTTAATATATTCATACCAGTTGATGGGTGTCCCCGTGCCAATTCTTGTACCTCCGTAATTGTATATTTTATAGGTATAAGTATTATAATCCAATACGACTTTGTGATAAAAATATCTTGCAGTATCAAATGAAGTTGGGTCTGGTAATGTACTTGGATTAGCATTCATCATTCTTACAAAAATTCCCAATTTTGCATCGAAGAATTTGACTGTCATATAAAAAGTATCCAAATTCAAAAACTTCTTATCTCTCATCCAATACATAAAAAATCCTTCTCTATTTTTTGTATAATCCAATATAAATTCAGGTCTTTCTACTGACACGTTTGGTAAATAAGGACTAATAGAAACAGAATCTTCTTCTCCTGTTTGTAAAGGTAAAATCACCGTAAAATAAATTGTTTGATTTTGATTCTCCGTTGAATTATAAAAATCTAATTTGAAAAAAGATTTTTCAAAACTATTACTTATATAATAATTTTCTTCGGTTGTAAACCCTTCAGCTTGGTAATTATTTTCCCATGTTGTGGTATTTTCATCATAAAAGTAAAATTTGTAATTAACTCTTGTTTGTTGGTCGGTTCCATACTCATCGTGAGCAAATCTTAAAATATCAAAATCTTTTGCAAGTCCAATGACTTCCACTATCGCATTTTCCTCCCATAACTCAATACTTTCGCTCTGACCGTAGTTGTCCCAATTTATTTCAATTGGCAACTCAATGGCTTTGGTTCCAGTAGGTATTGTAAAATAATATTTATTATTCGCAGCCATCTATAATCATTGTTTGAGTTGTTGCATTATTAAAACTATACTCCTTATAATTACTACCTTCAGGTATTATTCTAAATATGATGTTTCTAAATGTGTGATGTCTCCCGTTCATAAATGGCCAATTGGTCCCAATATTTTCACTATCAATATATCCATAGTCATATAAATCTCTCCAAATGAAAACATTTCTATTTTCAGAAAAATATGCGTAATCAGGAATACCAACAGTATTTTTTGGTCCGGCCTCTTCTAAATAATCTGAATAATCTCTTAAATTAATTCCAAAATGAGGTTGATAATAATAACCAAACGGATTGTTAGGTTGTCCCGCCGAAGTATTAAATGTTAATTCATTAAATCTTATTTTATGATAATGTGTTGCAACTTCATATTCTTTTTGTTCATAATCATTCCATTCACATAAATCACCATCTAAAACATCTCCAACATTTGGTGTATTTGTATATATAAAATTGTATGGTCCTCCTAATGGATTTGTACCAAAAGGTGGAGGTACATTATATGTACTAGTTGGTAATCCTGTGTTTGATGCCGAATTACTATCTTGCCACCAATTTGTTGGTAATCCTGTAAACGGGTCCAATGGTAAATTAAATTCCCAACCTTGTTTTAAACTCTTAGTCCAACCAAAATACCCTCTCCAAATTGTAGTATAGTACAATTTAGTCACAGGTCGTCTTTGATTATCAACCAAATTATTTATATCAACATCAGAATTAAATGATAAAGTATAACTTTGGGAACCCTCCTTTGTTGATATTCTTTCAAATTGATTTGGGGTATAAGGTTCCCTTTCTAATTTTGCTGTTGTTTTGAAAATATTTTGTTCATATCCCGAGTTAACTAAAACAGATGCTGATGGTGGTGTTAAAACCTTATGTTTTCTAACGTAATATTCTGAAGTGGTTTCATTTTGATTATTTTGTAATACAACACGTTTAAATGTTGATTTTAATCCAGTTGAAATTGTTGTAAACCCAGGGTCTTGTATGTTTACCACATACTCATCACTACCAACTGTTTCATTACCTAGTGAATATACCGAGAAAAAATCAATATTATTAAAATTAAATGGTGATTTAAATTTTACAAATTCACCAGGAGACATTCCATGTTTTATAGGACACCATAACTGTATTACTTTTAAACCTCGTAATGTTGTTAACTTTACCACAAACGGTATTCCGTCAGAAACTGTCCAACTTATGTTTTGAGTTCCTGATACACCAGGAATTAAAAATGTTGCGCTCATGTTTTGTGTTGTATCGTTTTCATATGCGTAAGTCATACAAAAACTCCAATTATATTTTGCAACATCTTTTGGTCTAAATATTAAATGTTGGTCAGGTGGTTGAGTATAATATGGTTGATTAAAATCATTACGAATAAAATCAAATTCATTATATTGTGGTAATCCAATCCAAGTTGCGGGGTCACCAGCACAGGCTGCCGCTGCCGCAACATCAGCATTTAAATAATAAAGATTATTAATAAAAGGAGTATAAGTAGAATAACCAGAATAAGCGTTTTGAAATAACAGGGTGTATTTAGCAACCGGTCTAATTAATGTGGATTTTTGTCTTTCATCATCAAACACCTGTTGTAAACTAATATCCGCACTCCTATCAAATTCAATTAGTAATTTTTGACTTTGAACGAAAGGTACTTTTAATCCTATATCAGTGTCAGGAGCTGACTGATATCTTAAAGAACCTAATATTACTCGCGTATCATTAATATTTCCCATTTTTAAAATACGATAGTATCAGTTTGTACCCATTTTACCAAGAATCTATCAAAGGCACTAGCTCCTTTGGTTAACCCAAAATAAAAATAAAATGGTGCAGTATTGTTTATTTTTCTATCGATTGGTCCAGATGGTGGTGGTGTATAATTAGGATATGAAAAGTCAACTTGTCCTCCAACTACATTATATATGTATCCTTTAAAATTTGATTCTGATGATGGGTCATTAGGTATCATGGTTCTAGAACCAATCGGCATTGAATCATCAATTCTATCTATACTTTGATACCTAATATGGTTAAATTCTCCGGAAATCGGTATAGTATACCATTCATTTTTTTGGTCTCCAAAAATACTATCTTCTGCAGCCCCTTCCGAATTTTGTTTTATATTCCATAAATACATAGGTATGTCCTGTGAAAACACTGGAAATTCATCAAAAGTACAAGTAAAATTTGGGTCAGAACCTGGAGAAACTATTGTTCTTTTTGGTGATAACCAATCTCTGATTTGTGTGTTTGCAGAAAAAGCAACTCCGAATACGTTACTGTCAGATTCTGCACTATTAAAGAAAATATCATTTGGGTCCTCATATACAGTACTATCGTAAGGTATTACCCCTATTTGAGAATTTATGGCCCCCATTTGAGCATAATCGGCATCAATTTTATTATTATCTCGTGAGAAAAATCTTTTAACAGGGTCATTAGCCAATCCTAAACGAGCCGCATCTTTTATAGTATCTCGAATACTTCCACTGACCATTCTTGATGTTATAAATAAATTCAATAATTCGTCAGTATCTTGGAATGAAGTTGCCGCGAGTCTATTTACTACATACCCTTGAAACTCATCGCTGTAAGATAATTCGTCCATATAATCATTTCTTGGTCCCAAATCCATTATTGTTGTGGGAAACATTAAATCTTTTTGGTTGCCTTTAAGATTTGTATTTAAAATTCCTCTTGGGTTATCTCTACCAATATATCCAAATGATTCTGAATATGGCGCAACTCTATAGTAGAAAGTATTAGTTTTAGGGTCTAAGAAAATTAAATGTTTACATGAACATGAATATGGTTGATTTGGCCCTAAACTGTTCGGGTTATTAGGGTCAATACCTGGACTTGTATATCTTGTCTCGTTTTGGAATGGGAATGCATATAATGTACCATTAATCCATTGATTTGTAAAAATATGTCCGAAAACATTTCTACAAGCGGCAAAACTAATTTTCATTCGTAACATCCACTCAAACATTAAATACAAATCGACTTTTAATGATTTTAAAGGTTTTGTAACCAATTTATAACATCCATTTACTAATATTTTTTCACCTGATACATAATTAAAATTACCCCAACCTCCATTTGTATAACAATTATCTCCAGATGGTCTAACGTACACAAATCCACTGGTTGGGTCTACATAATAACACTCAAGTGGTACTAGTCCTTCACAAGAATATGTACTTGCAATACCACCATTCGATACTGCCGGATTTGTATTTAAAGAATCTTGATTGTCCTGTCCATTACCCTCACCTATAGTTAATGTCGCAGTTCCTGCAGTAACATTAGTAGTTAAACCGTCATCTGGTATTGGATAGAATGATAATAGTGTGTTACTCATTAAAGGTAAACTATAATCGATGGGGTTATTTGTATTCGTTTGTCCGTCTTTTGGAGTGTTTGACATTGGAAGTCTATCTGACCTCATTATAATTTGTCTATCATCATCACCTAACACCATGCTCATAGCTGTTTCTGGGTATCTTTGTGAGAAAAACCAATTTACAGGTACGGAATTAAATTGTGGTGCGGCTGTTAATGGATTAGGATTAATAAGTCCTAAAACAGATACCGATACCTCATATCTTTGGCCAGCGGCTCCCGCCTCTATTCCAAAAACAGAACCTCCCTCAACTATTTCATTTTTAAAATAACCTCTATTTCTTCCATTTAGTGGTGTATTATATCTATTTTCATCACCGGTTAATGCCCCTCCACTTAATGTGGGATTATAATACACCACAGAATCAAGGGGTAATAAAGGTGCGGTTAAAATCGTGGAATTGGTATTATACCATAATTCCCTTGAATAGTCGTTGTTATTATTAATTGTCACAGTGGAGTCTCCTCCTCCGCCTCCATTAATTACTTGGTTAATAGTTAAATCAGGAATACCATTAGACCCGTTTAAGTTTAATGCGTCTAAACTAGAATAAAAAGAAGGTTTGGTGCTGGTAAATGGTATAAATATTGTAGGGTCTGGTTTGAAAGCAAAAGATTTATGATATAACTTTTGTGATGAATAAACAGTATCAGTGGCATCACTTGATGATAAATTATGTCTAACACATCTAATTCCAGGTTGTATTGGTATATTTAATTTAGCCTTGTTAATTGTGACTGTTTTACCGGGTTCTCCAAAATTATATCCAAATATACGACTTAAATCATAGGTACATCTTGTTCTTGTTGAGTTAGGGTCAACTCCTCTAACCATGAAAATAACTTTAAAATCACTGAATCCTGAAATACATTCAATTGGGGTTAAAATTTCATTATTATATTGTTGGAGTATGTCTGGATTATTAGGTATATCAACTCTATTGGTTATTACTCTTACTCCTCCATTTAAGTATCTATGAGCAAAACAATTAGGTGCCAATGAAACCGAATTACTTTCCGCGATAACATCGGCAACGGTTCCTGAATAAATCACTTGGAAATATTCTTGGTCCATAGGAAATTTAGCATATTTACCGTCATCTCCTGATGTCCTTATTTGGTAATTAGCAGATAATGAAGAAGGTTGACCCGGAGTTATATCAGGGTTAGCATACTCTAATGTGACAAAAGATTGATAAACTACATTAACAACTCCATCAGGTCCAACAAAAGATATAGGCGAACCTACTGGAGTGCCAGTTATTGATTCTGTTCCATATTGATTTATAGTAGATGTAAATGCGGTTAAATTAGGGTCACTATTATCAAATCTTTTTGTAAATGTAAAAAGAGAACCACCACTTATTGGAAAATCGGTTGCAGAGTCAAGTACAAGTGCAACAATATTATCATAGTGAAATTCATTAGGATTATTATCAATATTGAATGTTACTTTTATTCTATTTACGCCGCCACCAGGATTTGTGCTACCATATTGGTCAAAATATTTTGCCTTAGTATTAAATAAATTAATTTTTTCAGAAAAAGGTAAACTAAATGAAAAACTTTTACAATCATTTTCTATTAATCCTGATGGTCCGACATTAGCAGATTCTGATTGTGGTACTGTTGTTAAACCACTAAAATTTAAAGTACTTCCTGTATATCTCAAATTTTGATACTCAACAGTTTGTGTGAATGAACCGTCTTGAATATTTAAAGTATTTAGTCCTGACTGTCCTGGAAAACTACCAGGGTCAACAGGTGTTGTTGTTGGGGTCGCACAATCACATAATTCACAGTCAGGATATGTGAGTGCGGGTAAATTCATAACTTGATTTTCACATTTATCTTCCCATTCATTACAAACTCCCTTCATTTTATCACAAAAATCAGAATTAGGGAAAAATTTACATACGAATCTTTTAATACTACATAAAAAATCCGCTAATAAACAGACTATCTTCGCAACAATATGTTTTATAAAAATGACCGCAATTAAAATTGGTATGGCAATGAGTGATAATATTTTAAATAAAAGATATAATATATCAAATTGAAACTGCCCATCATTAAAAGGAAATGGATTTGTAGTACTTTCGCAAGTATCATCTAAAATATCTCTAATTGCCAAAAATTTCTTATTACCACTACTTGCACGATATTCTGTCAAAAGTTGTGAAACAGTATAAACTTTATTATACTTCATTTCATAAAACCTATCTTCGCAATTAACCGCCTCTTGTACCATACGTTGACCTAATGTTGTTAAAACACCCGCATTTGTCTGTCCATAGTCTTTCCAATCTAAACTAAACGCATATGATGCGGCAACTGCCTTAAAATTAATGTCATTCCAATCATTCGGATTAGGAGCGATGCAATTTACATAGTCTGTTGTGTTAAAATAAGAAGGGTCATCGGTTGTACTTGACCATCCCCATTCTTTTATATTAGGTACCAAAAAGGTTGCTCTTTTAACAGGTCCACTTAGAGTTGCCGGTTGCTCCCATTTTATTTTAAATCGATATTTTGCCTTTGTTGGTACACCAATTTTTGGGTCATTAGAAAATGTTCTTTCTCCAAATTCATTAGTATAAACAAAATCTAAATTCATCGGAACATCAATAAGCCAAGTTCCATTATCATCAATAACCTTACCTCCTTCGTCTAATTGATATACCTCTAATACAGGATATCCGAGGGAGTCAATCGCAATTGTTTGTCTAATTGCTAATATCTCACCAGGACCTGAAGTAAGTGTACATAAGTTACCTAATTTTCTATTTACCTTACATTTTTTCTTAACCGCTCTTTTATCTTCATTTGATATCAAAGAACCCATAAAAATAGCAGCAGGTTGTATCGTAATACCTGCCTCTTTAACTAAGTCAAAATCAGTTCTTGTGATTCCTAATTCACAAACCTCTGGTTGACCCCACAATGGATAAACCTCAATAACCCTATTAAAACTTAATAACTGTGGTAAACTATCAAGATTTGATGATGAATTAAATAATAAACCAGAAACCTGATTTTCTGTCGCAACACCAATTCTAACTAAATCTTGCGGTGACATTGAAAATTCTCCAATATCAGACAAATCTATATCGACATGTACTGTTTGACTACCAAGTGGTACTCCAAAAAGCATGAAGTCTCCGCTATCATTTGTTTTGGCAGTGAATTTAAAATACCTATCATAAATCTCTATTAAAGTAGGATTGGTTAATACATCTTTTCTAGATGGAAATGTTCCTGTAGGAGTGTGCCCTCCGTGAGATTTAGTATATGGTAATAAATTATATCTATAACCTTCATCATTAACATCATCTAATGTTTTATAAGGATATAATTCCGAAATAACGGGATTCAATTCGTCCTCATCAGTTAGAGGTACAAAAATAGAAACCTTGCAGTTTGGTAATCCTAATCCATTATTTGCAGTTATTCTACCTACAACAACTCCATAGTCAGCACAAATTCGACTATATATGTCACTTTGTAGTATTTTTAACGACAATATTTCGAGAGATTCGAAGTCCTGTTCTAATTGTACTTTAATAGCTTTATCTTTACCGACTTCAGTCCTAACTCTATATGATTTTGGCATTACTTGCTCTATTTTTTAAATAAATAGTTTATTGTCTATTTTCAAAAGATAGAGTAAATCTGATTAAAATAAATTATCACGAAAAATTGACTGATTTAAAGTTCTTAACTCTAACTGTAATATCTTTACCAGGAAATCTAACCTGATATGTTTGATTTGGTTCGGCAAAAATTGTATCATCAATTAACTCAATTTCACGAGTTTCAGCGTTAGAATATCTCTGTGAAGTTTGAGATGATGAATATTGACCACCGACCAAATTATAAAATGTAATATTTGCCAAGGTAATAACACCGTTTTCATTTTGTATTTGTCTACGTAACTCAGAGATATACACATTCTCACCCATTTGTCGGTTTAATGGACTGAAAAAATCTGTGACAATATTAATAACTTGCGAAATCAAAGCTCCTTGGTTTTGACTACTATCTAAAACAACTTCAATAACTGTAGATAAATCAATAACATTTGCTGACATTATTGATATATAGTCATTTAACATTCTATAATTTGATAGATAATTTGCAACATTACTTTTCAATGTATTAGATACAACCTCTGTTAGTTTTCCTGTTTCATCGTAAGCCAACATTTGTATCTTAATCTTATTATTTTCTTCCGTGATTGCAACTTTTGCCGGCGCTCCGAATTGTGATGGCATCGTTCTAATAATTGAATCGTAATCATTCACAGTTACCGCTCTATTTTGAGCGGCGAAATTAAATGACACCAGGTTTCTAACTTCTTCAGTTGTTGGTATGTTTGCCCCTCCAATTGCCGCAGTAACATTGTTACACTTTAGTGAATTAATAACACTAGTATTAATAGAAGATGAAGGTCCATTTACATAAAAGGATATCGTACCTATTTGTGTTATAACATTAACACCTACATTACTACTTAAACCACCACCCACTCTGTATTGTACAAATAAAGTAGTGTTCGCTTTTAAAGTACTACCCAAAGCAAAGTTATTTGAATACTTATATAAATCTAATTTATACCCGTTTCTCGCAAACTCTTTTAATTGTTCGTCGGCAGATTGACTACCTCCACCAAAAGTTATCTTCATATAACCTTCAGGTGTAAATTCAGTTATAAACTTATTTGATGTTGTTATATATTTTCCTACTTTAATACCTGGCGAATCAGAGGTTTTAGTTGGGTCTTCAACAAATACCCTATCTTGTGCAAGTGCCTGAACTTCATACCATCTGTTATCTAATCCTAAAAATTCTTGGGTTGATGGTACATTTGCATATTGAGTACCGTCCTTTAATAAAACACTTGTAACACCTAGTACATTTTTTTCAGGTAAGAATAATTCAAAAAATGGTTTTACATCATTAGGAGTTATTACCCTTTTGAATACTTTTGTAACCCCGTTAACTACAGTCTCCCTCTTAACTATTGTGTAATTTATTAAGATATTATTTGAATCAAAATTAGGTATCACTAATCTATTTGGAGCACCTTCGGCATTAACTGCGGAAGAAAAATCAATATCGTATACTGTCTCAAAAATTTGTCCTGCTCCGTTAACCTGAGAACCTCGTCTTAAAATACCACAATATCTTAAATCCTCCTTATCACCAAACGCAGGAACTGTAATTGCCAAATCGACTAATGCTACCGAAGGTCTTTGACCTGGAACTTTTAATCCGTAAGTTCTCGCAATATTATATATTGATGACCTTTGTTGTGCATATTGTAATACTGTTTCTTGGATACTCCTATCAATGTTGAATTGTAGGTTATCAGTAACCGCGGCATTTAAATCTAATAACACCGAGAAAACCGAAGCGTCATTAACATTGTCAATTAAATCAGGATAATACGTTCTTGTAAAATTTACTAGTTCAGCCCTTATCGCTTCAAAATCTCGGGTGGTATATGATATCTTTTTGTTTGCCATGTATTATTAAATATTAATTATAACAAAATCACTACTATTAAAAACACTATCTGTAATTACATAGTCGATTCTTACAACTGCCGTATGTTCCATTTGTCCAATACCAGGTACTCTATAAACTTTTTCACCATCGTCATTAACATACTCACCTTTACCTTCCTCACCTTCAGATGCCGCTTTAACAGAAATACTTGTTAAAGTTAGGTTAGGTAGATACTGTTGTACAGACTCTCGTATTTCCGCTTCTATTTCAGAAAAAGTTGGTCCATCTAATGGTTCGAAAATAAATTCATATAACCTTGTTCCAAAATCAGGTAAAAAATACCTTGAGCCCTTTCTAGTTAATAAAAGATGAATTAAATCTGTTCTTATTTCTTCATCCGCAGTTTGAGATAATGACAAATATTTACCCGTTTTAGAATCAACGAATGGGAAATTTATACCGTATGTATTACCTAATGCCATTTGTTATAAATATTACTCTATCTCATTTATATTATAATAGTAGCAATCACCGTCCTCAGCGACCCACCTATCAGATAAAGTTTCAACCGAAGGTAAATCAGTATCCACTTTTATTTCTTTTGGTTCTATTGGAAACTTATTTGTTACCCAATTTGAGTCCTTCCAAAATATTCTATTATTTGGTTGACATAATAGATATCCATCATCAGCAATTAATATATGACCACACTTATAATCTGATGGTTCGTCAGAATATGAATTTCTATACCAATCAACAGTCATTAAATATGTTGCCCAAATTTTTGACCCATCTCTTAAAACAACCTGACATCTTTTTTCATATAGATATTCATAAGTTGTAACTGCAACGTTTTCAGAAAAACAATCCCAAAGTTGTTTAAAATGAAAAGGTATATCATTATCAGGTTCTTTGATGAATATTTCAGAAATAGGAACCCTTGACCTTAACATACCGTAATCGGTCATTATATGAAATGTCAAAATTTTACCGGCAATGGATTGAATTGCAAAAGCGTACGCTTTATGAAATTTATTATCATCTTCAGGATTTTTTGTAAAATGTGAGACTCTAACCAAACACTTAAACAATTCAATGTTTTCATTATATACTGCCATATTAATAAATATCTTAAACAAAAAAATCCCGATTTCTCGGGATTTTATTTTATGAGGAACATCCAAAACAATCAAATTCACTATTTGCCGGTTTTGGTGGTAAATTCATATGACTATAATCAACCTTTGGTGGTTCAGGTGTTACATTTGGTTTTGATGTTTTTGATATATCTACCGCCAAGTGTTTTGCCCCTGTTGAAATCGCCTTTGTTCTAACATAATAACAAAGTGTTTTCAATCCTTTTTCCCAACCATAAAAGTGTGATGATGAAATCTTTGATAGAGTTGGATTAGACATATAGATATTCATTGACTGTGATTGGTCAATAAACGGAGCTCTATCGGCCGCCATCTCAATTAATTCCTTTTGTGAAATTTCCCAAATTGTTTTGTACTTAGGAATTAAGTGTTCGATTCTTTTAACTTTTTTATTGTATTGTTTATCTTCCGCGTCGAGATAATTGTTAAAATTAATTCCTTGTACCGAACCTTCATTAAGAATGATTTCATTCTTTAAGTCCTCACACCAGATTCCAATCTTTTCAAAGTCATTAATCAAATACTTGTTAACAATCATAATCTCACCTCCAACCACACGTCGATTAAATATAGCCGAGTGAGCCGGTTCTGTCATTTCATATGAACCTGTAATTTTGGCTGATGAAGCGACAGGCATTTGAGCAGTGAATAAAGAGTTACAAACACCATAATCTTTAACTTCTTCCTTTAATGAGTTCCAATCCCATCTTCCTGATAAATCACCTTCATTGAGTCCCCACATATCAAATTGGAATATTCCTTCTGACATTGGCGAGCCATTAAAGAAATCATATGGTTTATATTCTTCTGACTTACATAAACGACAACTTTCAGTAATTGCCGCAAAATAAATTGTTTCAAATATTTCTTTATTCAGTTTCTTAGCCTCTTCTGATGTGAATATATAATCCATCAAATAGAAAACATCGGCAAGTCCTTGAGTTCCAATGGCAATTGCTCTTTGTTCACGACCACCCTTGTTTCCTTTTTCAGTTGAGTAGTTGTTAATGTCTACAACTTTGTTGAGGGCTCTAACAACTTTACGAGTTTCTTCATATAACAACTGGTGGTCAAATGTTCCATCTTTAATGAAGTTCTTTAATACCATAGATGACAACGTACAAATCGCAGTTGTGTTCTCATCTGTATATTGGTAAATCTCATTACAAAGATTTGACTGTTTGATTACACCAATATTTTGGTGGTTTGTCTTTTTGTTTGCATTGTCCTTTGAGCAAAGATATGGGACGCCAGTTTCAATTTGTGACTCAATAATCTTTGACCAAATTTCTTGTGCCTTAACTTTTTTACCAAGTCCTAATTGAACTGCTTTATTATAGTTTTCTTCGTATTCATCACCGTAACATTCTTGGAGAGGTTTGACACCAGCTTTCTTAATATCATTAGGACAGAACAAATACCAATCACCGTTGTTTTTAACAGCTCTCATAAAGTTATCAGGAATCCAAAGTGCGGTAAATAAGTCACGGGCTCTTAACTCTTCTGCCCCTGTATTCTTTTTAATATCCAAAAGGTCAAAAATATCTTTGTGCCAAGGTTCCAAATAAATTGCGGCTGAACCTGGTCTGCGTCCTTGTTGATTAAAGAATCGAAGTGATTCATTAACAATTTTTAAATATTTTAAAAGTCCACCAGCATATCCACCTGAAGATGAAATACGACTTTCTTTACTGCGAATATTCGACATAGAAAGACCAATACCCGCAGCATCTGATGAGTAGGTTGAAATATCCCTCATCGTATTCAATAGTCCTTCTCGTGAATCTGAATCATTATAATGAAGAACACAAGATGCAAGTTGTGGAACTTTTGTGCCGGCATTAATCATAATCGGTGTTGCCGGTGAAATAAGCTGACTTGATAATGACTTATAATATTCAACCGCCTCATCAAATGATTTAGTAACCCAAATCGCAACACGCATATACATATGTTGTGGACGTTCAACTGTTTTACCATCTGGTAATTTTAAAAGATACATCTCTTGTAATGACCTCCAAGCAAAGTAATCAAAATTATAATCATTGTCATGATTAATAACCTCATCGATGTTTGATGGGCCGTAACTCTCAATCATTTCCATAAATTTATCATTTACAATACCATCCACATGTAACGCGTGCATTGTGTTTGAAAAACTTGGGTTGGTTTCTTTATGGTATGATGATATTGCAACCGATGAAGCAAGACGAGAATAATCGTGATGACTACCTGTATAAGCCGCAGCTATCTCATAGACTAATTTGTCCAATTCTTTTGTGGTAATTTCTCCTTCAGTCGGTACCGAAGTAATCACCTTAATAAAGATTTCATCTGAATTTACATTCAGACCTTTTGCCGCCCTTTTAATACGGTGATATATTTTCTGTGGGTTAAAAGACGCATCTTCCCCACCTCTTTTTTTAATTTTTAGTGACATCATAGTTTATAAAAATAACAAATTAAAAGTCATCGGTAAAGGACAAAGTTTCATTCAACTTTGCTTTTTGATATTCAACTGTTCTTGATTCAAAGAAATTACCTTTGGTCTCAACGGCAATTTGTTCCATGAATTTAAATGGTTGCTCAACATTAAATTGTTTCTTACAACCCAACTTAACTAATAATCCATCAACAACAAATTCAAGGTATTGTTTCATTAAGTTTGAATTCATTCCAATTAGTGAAACAGGAAGTGACTCTGTGATAAATTCCTTCTCGATTTCAAGGGCCGACAATAGAATTTCTTTGATTCTCTTTTCACTTGGTTTGTCCTCACAGTGATTATTCAAAAGGTGAATTGCGAAATCACAGTGAAGGTTCTCATCTTTAAAGATAAGTGAATTAGCATTACACAAACCTTGCATAAGTCCTCGTGATTTTAACCAAAATATCGAACAAAATGACCCTGAAAAGAATATTCCTTCAACCGCGGCAAATGCCACAAGTCTTTCTTGGAATGATGCATTGGTAATCCAATCAAGTGCCCACTTTGCTTTTTTCTGAACTGCGGGAAGTCTATCAATTGCATTGAAACATTCGTCTTTTTCTTTTGGATTTGACACATATGTATCAATCAAAAGTGAATACATTAAACTGTGAATGTTCTCCATCGCTAGTTGCATTCCGTAAAAGAATTTAGCTTCGGGATATTGTACTTCTCGGTAGAAATTTTCTGCCAAGTTTTCATTAACAATACCGTCCGATGCGGCGAAGAATGATAAAACATTCTTTACAAAGAATTGTTCGTTTTCAGATAAGTTTTCCCAATCTCGGATATCTCCCGACAAATCAACTTCCTCAGCTGTCCAAAATGCCGCTTGGTGCATTTTATAATATTCCCATATATCGTTATGTTCGATAGGAAATATCACAAACCTATTAGGGTTCTCTACTAAAATCTTTTCCATATTAATTAATTATTTTGTTGTTCTCTTTGTTTTCTTTTTTCGAGCAAATCTTTGATTCGCTGTCTGTTGTTTTCCTCTTTTTGTTCTTCAAGTCCCAAGAATGTTACGGAACTTTCGGTATCAATCTCTAACATACCGTTATCGAACTTACAATTTTCAAACACAATACCATCGTCACCAATTCTTGATTTGGTTATTGCAATTGTGGCGAGTTTCATCTCTTTTTGTTGTAGTGTTTTTGCAACAGAGATAATAACGTGACCAACTTGGGCTTTTTTAATTGACCCACCCATTTGGTCTGTTGTTACAACCTCTGATGATATAGAACTTCTATTACCCTGTGTTGCCGTCCACCCAACTAGATTCAACTCGTGACACATCGCCTCAAACCCTCTCATAACTGAACCTTCACTTTTCCACTCATCACCCAAATTCTTATCGGGAACTATACAATCAATGTAATCCAAAACTATCATGTCTAATTTAACTCCATCTGCAATCATCTTACGAATTTGGTTTTTGATTTGCAGTATTGTTAAAGTATCAGATGGTAGTTTCTTTAAAATGAGACGGTTTTCCATCTTACTCTGTACCTCTCTAACCTTATCCATTACCTCATCTTTCTTATTTGATAACTCATCAGGGTGGACTTTTGTCCAAAGTGTGATGTGTTTACGTTGGATAATTTTTGGATTATCCTCAAAGAATATTTGAAGTACATTGTATCCCAAATTAAATGCGTGGTTTGATATTTTGGTTAAGAATGTAGACTTACCTACTCCTGTGGGGGCTAAGATAACACCTAATTCTCCTTTTGCCAAACCTCCCTTTAACAATCTGTCAATACCAGGTATTCCCATTGGGATTGGATGACGATAGTCTTCGTTAAGTACATCGTCCAAATTAGAAAATACATCTGACATACCATCTTCACGTTCTCCAACTTGTAGCGCTTCTCTAACTAGTTCTTCGAGTTTATCGTAACTCTCAAACTCACCCCCATCAATAACTTTTTGAGCCTTTGTAATTGCTTTTTGAAGTTCTTGTTGTTTGCAGAATTTAAGTGCCTTTTCTTGTACAAATTGAGAACCTTCAATTGGACATTCTTTAATTTTTGTAATTGTATCTAATACAATTTTGGATGCTAGTTCTTGCTGTAATTCTGATTTGGTTATTTGCTCTAACGTATCGAATGTTGGTACGTGTTCGTATTTTGAATGGTACTCCTTAATCATTTGCAAGATGATTTTGAAGTACTTATTTTCAAAATATTGTTGTTCTATAACGTCAATTATTGACCTTCCAAAATCCTTGTCAACGATGATTTGGTTTATTAGTTGTACCTGAAATGAAGAACCCAAATAATCGAAATTTTTGTTTGACGCCATAAGAAATAAATTGTTGTGTTAGATAAATATTAGGGTTTCAGAGTAATTCCAGCGTACTCGTAAGTTAAATTTTTCGACGAAAAAATGTCAGTCAAAGTCGAAAGCAAACTTTTTATGTGAGGACGGATGTCTACGGTGTATCTTATTTTAGGTGGGAAAATTTTAGCGTCGATATGATGCTGACAAATTGTCATATCGCCTTGTCTAATAAAGATGTTGAAATGCTCTGGACCGTCAGTATATGACGTGTCGAGGAGTGAAGGATTACTTTGAATCTCATAAGAATTTTCAAGCATGTAATCAATTGTTTTCATCTTCAACTGATTAAGGAACATACCTTTAAACTCGTTGAGATACTCCAACAATTCCGCCGAATACTTCGCGTCATAATTGTAATCTCTAACATTAAAAAATCTCTGAACGATGATGTTATCATTAACCATCATCAAAAACTCCAACTTGGTTGAATCTTGCTCTTTCATAAAAATTTACTTTTTGGTTTTAAATTGCTTTTTTTCTTTTCTTGTTAATTTCATAAACGGTTTTACGAAGTTTACCCACGCTTCGTCGTGTTTTGGGAGAAATTTAAAGAACCCATCATCCATCATCATTCGGATTAGGTTTCTGTGTCCTCTTCCCTCAGGGTCTAATGTTTCACTATAATATAATTTAACGATTTCCTTACCTTCCTCTGTGATTAACGGATTAGACAAATCCACGATTTTGTTGTTAATCTCAAAAAATTCATTTCCATAGATACCTGATTTTGTTTTACCTGAAAGTAAGTTTTGTAAAATTTTGTTTTCTTTGTCCTCGGTTAATAATACCTCGGCTCTTGTTAAAATATCGTTAAAAGAAACCTCACGGTCAAGTATCTCAGGAAATAATTTAACTAAAGTTTTTTCACCCAAATAATAGATACCATCAATGTTATCTGATTTATCACCTGATATTATCTTATACGTTTTAACATTATAGTGGGGTATCTCAACCTCGTGTAGTTTGATAAAATCACCTTTTTTATAGGTTAATCTTTTACTAGGTGAGTATATAGACACGTTTTGTGATATAAGCTGTGTTAGGTCTTTATCACTCGAGAAAATGGTTATAATCTCGTCGTTTGCAATCTGACAATAATACGCAATAAGGTCATCCGCCTCATTGTTATTAATATCAACCTGACGAACAAACATCTCTTCAAGATATTGTTTTACTCTATGCTTTTGTTCGTAAAACGATTCTTCTTTAAAGTCATAACCAGGTTTTCTGTTCTCCTTGTATTGGGGGTAAATTATTTTTCTTGTGAGGGAACTACCTTCACCATCCCAAAACACAACTACTTTATCAAAGTTTTCTTCTTCGATAAATCGTCGGGTAGTATTTAGAAAATGCCAAATACCCCCAACGTGTTTACCTTCGTGAAATAAATCTTTCACACCGTGAAATCCAATTTTTAATAAATTGTTTCCGTCAATTAATAATGTTTTGGTCACCTTTTATTTGGTTAAGGTTCTACTTCTTCTTTCAAATCAAAATCTAAGTCAGACACGCCCAAAATATCTTTCCAATATTCAGCATGTTCTTTTTTGTAATTTTCAATGGATGCCTTTTCTTCGGCAGGTTCTTTACCTGCCATAAATCCATGTGGTGTTACAATAATTTTACCATCCTCATACCCCAAACCATTGATGTGGTTTTTTAGTACAGATATTTTAGTACGAGTTGCAAACTTAACAGTTCTCTTATCTTTTGTGGCGGTAATCTTTGTGGTACCAGCACCTTTTTGATTACCAAACAAAAACACCAAAGATGAGTTCAACCAAATTGCTTCACCACCTTTTGCCTTAATTTTTGGTTGACCAAAAGGATTATCAGGTAATTCAACCCAAGGCTGATTAACAATTACAAGTGTATTCTCAAATTTCGAGTCCGCTTTACGACTACCTGAGATTCGTTGGTTAATACCCATACCAATCTTGTCGGCAAGAACCGAAGCGTTGTGTTGTTTACCACCTTTACCTTCAAAAGTCATCTTACAAGGAACTGAACCAACTGAATCCCAAAGGAAAAGCAAACTGTAATCCAATTCACCTTTTTCCTGAGCGTCCAACAAGTTGTTGATATATTCTGTAATTTGTTCGATATAATCGAAGTTATTGTTAAATAGATAAAATCCATCCCAATCAATTTCACCTGTTGATTCATCAACAACTTCTTCACACTGAAACCCCATAATACGAGCGTGTTCAAATGACCACTTTTGTTCGGTAATAATGAACACAGGAAGAATTCCTTTTTTCTGAGCATCAACTGCCGCCTTTACAAGTGCAGTAGTTTTACCCGTATCAGAGTGACCCAAGAACATATTAATATGTCCTATTGCCGGCCCTGGTATTCCAACCGCATCCAAAAATTCTGTACCCAAGTCAAAATATCTTTGAGGTTTATATTTTGCCGAAGTAGAGAATTTAGATTTGATTGAATCTAAACCTAATTCTTTTTTCTTAATTGCCATTGTTATCGATTTTAATTAGTGCTTGGATGATTTCCAATTTGTCTTTTGCATTGGCATACTTATCCAAAAATTTATCCATTTCTTCCAAGTGTTGTGGATGTTCTCCGATACCAACAGGATTGTTAAAATAGATTAATAATGTTGCTTCCGCCTCTGCGATTTCAGCCTCATATTTTTTTACGAGAGCTTTAAACATACTTTCCGCAATTTTCATAAAATAAAAGTTTTAAAAAAGCGTGGACACTATGTCTTTTCTAGTGTCCACGCCAAAGTTTATTAGAATGGTAAATCACCATCGGGTTCGTCTTCGGATTGTGGGTCAGAAATTCCACCACCAACAGACATAGTTTCTTCAACTGAATTGCCGTAAACATATTTTCCAGCGTCTGAATCCCAACGTGGAGTTTCACCACGAGCGATTGCTTCCAAATAATCTACCGGCTTTTTAGAATATACATCAGCCCAAGTAAGTTCATCATTAACCCAAGAATCAGAAATCTTCTTATCTTCATGTACCGCACTTGGGTCATCATACATAATCGTTTGGATTACTGTATAAGTCGCACCCTTTGGGGTTTTTGCTTTGGTCATTTCAAGAATAATGTCACGACCTTTATCAGGGTCAGTAATATCACCTTTTGCTCTCCAAATCGGAATGATTTTGTCGAGAATACCCTCGTTCTTGTAATTGTGTTTGAAACGCCAGAACTTAACACCATCCTGTTCGTTATCACGGTCAATAACTTTTACAATATAAAACTTACGTGGCTTATATTGTTTTGCAAGTTCTTTGTCCGCTTCTTTACCAGTTGACATAAGTTCTTCATAAACTTCAGTCAAAGGAGAACGCTCGTTATCGTTTTTTCCAGGGTCGTAGATTTTATTCCACTTACCATCAACTTGAACTTCATGATACCATACTTCTTTGAATGGTGAGCTTCCGTCTTTTGTTGGAAGAATTCGGAGTCGTTTTTGACCTTGTTTTTCGCTGTCTTTGAGAATCGCAGCGAAATACTTTTTCATTCTTTCATCTTGTGACATTTTTGAGGTGTTAGATGAACCACCTTGACTTGCTTTTTCATACTGTGCAAGTACAGCATCTAAGGAATTGTTTGTCGCCATAATATAAAAATTTAAATTGTTTACTAAATATAAGTGTCAGCCGTAGTGTAGTCAAATGTAAAAGGGGTCTTTTAAACCCCTTTTTATTATCTAATTTGTTTAAAATCTTGTATGCCATTTTCATTCTCATCATCAAAGTTTCTAAAACTTTTTTTGATTTCATTTGGGGAATACCCTTCAACTTCATCCGAAGTTAGAACATAGTCATTTTTCCCTGTTTTTTCAAGCTCCTCTTGTTTGTCATCAAAAAACTGCGATAGCTTTTGATTGAATGGACCTGAATCTAAACTTCTAAGTTCCAATTTTTCTTCAGGAGTTTTTGGTCTATACTTTTCAACTTTCATCTCCAAGTCATTCAATTTACTAACAATTGAATCCATATTACCAAGTTTTGATTCTAAGTCTTCAAGATGTTTGAATAGGTTATCAAAATATTCTTCTTGTTTTTTCTCAACGTTTTGTTGTGACTTAACAAGGTCTGTTATTTCGAGTTCTTTACTACCTTTATCTTTCTCACCACCAACTTTTTCAACATCAGGGTCTGCCTCAACATCTACAGGTTGTGGTTCAGCCGCGGCTGCCGGTGGTGCTGGTGGAGCTCCTGCAGCTGCAGGGTCACCAGGAGGTGGAGGTAATGCCGCCCCCGCCGCTGGGTCGCCGGGAGGGGGTGGTAATGCCGCGGCCGGGTCTTCCGCCGGAGGTGGTGGAACATCTTGTTCCATTATATATCGATTGATATTATTATACCTTTTAATTTCTTCTAAAATTTTATTATCGATTGACATGTTATTAACCGTTTAAAAGTTGTTTAACTCCGGTCATAGTTTCGACCTGAATTTTTTTATTTTGTTTCATTGTGTTGTCGACTCTTTCAATCAAACCATCTTTCATTCTTAAAGTGTAACACTCACCAGTGTCCAAATCACAAACTTCTTTATAACCATTACCGGTTTCTTTTTCTGTGATACGAGTATTTTTACCCAAATATCTGTCTAATACTTCTTTTGTGCTCATAGTATTTTTATTTATAAATATCTAATTGTTAAATAAAAACAGTACTTGTTACTAATTCAGTTTTTCCTGTTCTTGAGGTGTCGGGACTTCCATCAGCAAATACCGGTACCAAATCAATGTTAAACCTAATTTTTTCTACCAAATCATCACAATCTATGTCAAACTGAATTTCTTCAAGTGATATGAATGTTTCTTGTACATTACTACCAATTGGTGGGTCAAATATTCTAAGATTGGATTCTGTAGGCCCGAAAGCACAACTTGCCGGGGCGAGGACTCTATATGTAATTAAATATATTGCCCATTTCTGTCCTGTTGTATCGTTAATCCTTACATCCCATCCTCTTTCGCCAGTAGTTCTTTGTGTTAATGTTACTATAGATGGTGGTTGAGTTGGTGCCTGTGGATTTAATTGACCAATTACTTGCTTGTATTGAGATATCGCGTCTTTAATTTTTACTTCCAAGTTACTTAAATCAGCTGGTGGGTAAGAATTATACACACTTTCTCTACCCGAAGTGTTACTAGCAAAATTAATAATCCAAAACTTAGCAATTTCTTTTTCAGTAGAGTTGTCAGGTAAACTCACCATTCTATTTTTCCATCTTTCAACTAAAAATAAAATACTATTATCAATATTATCAAAAGTTGCATATGGTTTATTTTCCGATGTACAGAAAAACGATTTTCTAAAATATGGACTATCACCCCAATTTTCTTCGATATTTAAACCTATAAAATTATTATTGTTTGACTTAAATCCTGTTCCATTATATGATGTTAGATATATTGATGAGAATACAGTCAATGACAAATTAACTTGTTGTGTACTGGTTATGTTAGTTGTCTTAACGTATGAATTAATTTTATCAATAATAGTTCTAAGTGTTTCTGAAGTACTCCTAACATCCTCCTTAACAAATGTTGAATAGTTAGTATTTGCGGTACATGATTGATTTGCAGATGCGGTACTTGCAGTTTTATCTTTTGAATCTGAATTTGTTTGGTTTTGTTGTGATTTAACATTTTCTGCCTCTTTTTGAGCTTTGTCAACCGCCTCTTTTTGTCTTTTACTTTCCTCAATTATTGAATTTAATAAATTAGTTTTCAGTATCTGTAAAAAATTATCAATCTTTGGTAACGATGCCGTTGGTTGTCTAATACCCTCAATAATTGTTTCAAAACTACCAGGATTTATTGTATGATTTACTTTTAAAATCATATACGGACCACTAAACATAGGTACGTGTCTCAAATTAAAATACATTGTAGGTTGTATCATAGCATTACCCATCATACTTATCGTACAAGCATAACTTCTATTTTTATACAAATTATATAAAGATAGATTTTGTGTTGCAACCGCTCTATTACCCGCCTGATTTGCCATTTGATTTAAAATCTCTAAAGACTCAGCAGTACTTTGACTATTACCTTGGTTGACATTAAATCCATAAAATATGGATTGATTTTGTGGACCTATATCAACACTAAAACCAACGACTTTATTTGACTTATCCCAATCTTCCTTACCTATTTGATTTTCCGACAAAGGATTACTCGATGATTTGGTAATCTCAAATGCATCATCCCTAAATCTAAAATCAACATTATCTTTAATGTCAACAATTTCACTAGGTTTACCCCCATAAAAACAAACCATTTTTGCCGATGAATCACGATAATCGACATTCATAAATGTACCGAACAAATTATTTGCAAAATCTGAAGTACTATCTAATCTTGGTTTAGCGTTCTTTTGAGCATCTTGAATATTATAGAAATTAACGTAAGATGGTATGTTCATTACCACAAAATTATTTTCAACCAATATAGAGCTTACAAAATCAAGCATATTTTTGGTGGGGTCTATTGTCATAAGTCTATTTCTTAGTTTGTAAATGTCACATAAAACAACATCTCCAATATTTCTACTTGCTCTGTCTAATAATAGGACATCCTCGAACAATGTTTTTTGTTTAAAGTCATTACCAGCAATCCACTTATCATTAATTGCCTTAAATGTTTCCCAAAGGTCCACTTTACTTTGTGGTCCCTCAAGCGCAGAATCTACTACTACTTCAGATTTAATACTAACATCAGGTAATTTATTTCGTAACTTAATAAATAAACTATCAAGTATTTTATTTTGGAATTCATCTATCGTTCTTGTATATGCGTCAAATGAAGTTGATAATTTAGTCTTACTCCACTTACCTTGTGGATTAGGTGTTGACGGATATTGAGGTACTGGTGCGGTATATCTATCTATGATTGGGGGGTCCTCAAGTCCTTGAGTTGTATATATCTCAAATAAAGCCTCATTTACTAGTCCTATATTACCCGCAGTTTTACTTATTTTTTCTCCTGTCCAAATATTTTCGTTATTTTCATTTACAAAAACTGCAAATTTTCTTGGCCCTGGTGGACCATAAATAATAACTTTACTTCCACCTGAAAAAGTAAATATTTCTAGTATATTTTCATTAACTGGTTGTGTTGATGGTAATACAGGAGGTATCGGGTCAACTTGGAATTGATTTAATTTTTGTGTTACATAAATTTTAATTACGGTTGCTAAATTCTTAATATTGTTCTCGGTAAACGCAACATCAAAATCTATAAAAAAATCTGTTATATAAGAACCATTGTCTGAATAAGATACGCTAGATATATCCGAGAATCCAACATACGTTTCCAAGGCTTTCCAAGCATCAGGATAATTTGCCTTGGATTCTGTTACGGTAACGTCTCCACCACTAGACGGTAATGCGTTTGGTGTTTTTTCTTTATAACTTTCCCAAGTATATGGGTCTTGAATTTTTGTAGATGTAAATGAATAAAAAAGTTTTTTATCATAGTTTGTTGGATTACCAAATTTGAATGCCGTGTCGTAAGTTAAAAATTTAGTTAGTACATTACCAATATTTGATGTTTGTCTATTTTGTACCTCAACAATAATTTGGTCTCCTGTAAATCCAGTTACTTTTGGTACTGTCATTAAACTAGTAAACAACGTTTGGAAGTTTTTAAAATTTGAATTAAGTGCTCCGTCAATGTTAGTTTGTTGGGTGGTTGAGGTGGTCGCAGTAGTTGCAGTTGAGGTACTTTGATTAGCTTGTTGACTAAAATTATCCGTCATTGCCATTGGTTTAATTAAACCACTATCAACATAATCGTATTTACAAACTGAAAAATTTAAAAACTCTTCTTCAAATTTATCTAAAACTTCTTTTTCAAAAACTGAAAAAATATCGCTAATTTTTGTATATGTTGGTGTCGCATTTAACGTAAAATGATTTTGTTCTTCTTGATTTATAAAGATTGTTTTTAAATATTCTTCAGGTGAAGGTTTTATTAAATTATCTAAATCAAAATACCCATAATTAGGTGCCGCCCAAAACATTCTAACGGAGCCATTATACATTGCGGTATTATTATTAACTTCCTTGACAATCTTCCCATTTTTAAAACATTCATCCTGTGTTTGATTATAAGTCGAACCCTGTGATGGAAATACAAATTGATTAACTCTATTTTTATCCTCAACTAAAATACTCCAAGGTATAATTCTCAAATCACGTAAAAGATTTGTATCATCAAAACCTTCAGCATAATCAATTAAAGATTCTTGTGAATAATTTAAACTAAGCCCTTTTAATAAGGCATCTTGTACTGATTGGTCACTATATGGAACATTATTTGCGTTAGAGATTGTAAATGAAACGTTACTAACATTTTGATTTGTTGTAATTAAATAAGTACCAGGTCCACCAGGTAATCCACTAGTTTGTGATAAAATTTGAGTTCCACCATTAATACCGTTTCCTAAAAATTCATAACCTGTTTGTAACGAGTTATGATTTACTGTTAATACTGTCAAAACATTATCAACAATACTACAAGTACCATTAATAGTTTCACTTGTATCAATAATATTATATCCTTGGAAAAACACATTAAAATCATTAATCAATTTTGGATAAAATCCTGTATTAATTAACGACGATGTTTCTGCTCCAAATACTGTATCTTTTTGAAGTGTAATATCGAATGGGGCCCCGTTTAAAATTAATCCGTAATTTCTTGCAGGATTTGAATTCAATGGGTCAAAGTTTTGGCTAGAATTAAAATTTGCCCAAGATACGGATAATATATCGGTTCCTTTATCAACGTACTCTTTATATCTATGCCATATTGACCCTATTTTTAAAATCCAAGGATATGGTACTCTATGTAATGCCCCAAATTTCTTTAATGATGCGAATATATAATTTAACGATGTACTAAAAACTCCTTCATCATTTGATGTTTCAAATGTTTGATATTTTTCTCGTAGTGTTGGTAATGGTAGTGAATTTAAAAATAAATAAGCCGGTACTTTATATGGATGTTTATCAAAATTCCTAAATTTATCAACCCCCTCAACTATTGAATTGACAAAAAACGGAGTATTAAATATTGAGGTGGTTTGAGCACTTAACACCAATCCATTATAGTCAGTATAGTTAACATTACCTTCAGTAACTAATTGTTTTTTTGGTGTTCTTCCACCATAAAATGTAACAATATTTTCACCATTTACAGTTGGTACTTTATTATTCTTGTAAATAAAGTTAGTAACTAATCTTTTTTGGTCTTGAGTTGTCGCGTCTAAAAAATTTGTAATTATTTTTTTAGTAGTATTAAATGTTAATACTTTACCTGTTGAAAAAGCCTGTTTTGCATCTGAAGCTGATTGTCCATTTGCCAAACCTTGTTTACACCAAACATTACTTGTAAATGGATATATATCAGTTAAATCAAAAACATTTGATAAAGATTGACTAGATATAAAATCAACCATATCTTGTTCTTTTTCTAAACTTAATAATGGTTCTGATATTGGTGCTAATAATGTTCCTAAATCTAAAAATTCAAATTCAGAATTTGTAGTTAAATTCTTAATATAACTAGTATTGAATATTGCTCTTAAATAATTTTGCCAGCTTTGTCCTGTACCATCATTAGAAAAATGTCTCAATGTCTGTAAATAATTTGCAGAGTTAAACCCGTAGTTTTTTAATTTTTCTAACAAAAATGGATTATTCGTTCCTAAACTTTTTGTGATATTTTCAGTTTCAGCATCTGCAATTAAATCTACTATCTTGTCTAACTCTGATAAAGAGTCGATACTTCTTGATAACTTTGAATAATTTGAAGTGAGGAATACTCTTTCATAAATTTCAAAAAAGAATTTTATCTCTTCTTTATTAAAGAAAACTCCATTGTTGATTGGGAATTCAATCGCATTAAATGATATTCTTTTTGGTTCAGTTAATTCATTAAAATTAGTTACCTGATTTTGCGGTGGTTGAGTTCTTTCAACGTATCCTTTAATAAATTCTTCCTCGAATTCTATTTCAGGCCACACATCGTATAAGAAACCTTGTGTTCTTTGTATCACATCTCCATCACCAGGATATTTGATTTGATATTGTTCTTGACCTTTATCTCCTGTTGTTGCAATCAAAAATTGTGGCCAAGGGTAAACAGGTGTTTCGTTATCTACACCAGGATTTAACGCGTCTTGTGAAGCGCTTTCAACCTGTTTATCAAATATGGCGTTTTTTCTTGCGGGGTGATTCCTTTGATTCCAAGCTTCTCTATGAGTATCATCCATTAATCTAATAAACGCCTCACCATTCGCAAAAACAACCGCTAAAACATTCCTAATTGTTGGTACAAATCCAATACCGTTATTTGAATTTTGTAATAAATTAGATAAAGCCTTAGTTAGTTCTTCCTCTATTTGAATTTTAAAGGCCTTTAGTTTTTTTTCTAACTGGTCTATTTCTCCAAAAAAAGTTGGGTCCAAAAAATTAGAAACATTATTTATAATTTCATTGGTATTATTTTCAAATGCAAAATATTGATAAACTATTTTAGGTTGTCCATCTTTTAATGTCGTATCCGAAGCGTTAAATAAGTTTCTTTTTGCAAAATCGGCCTTTAGTTCATTAATTTGGGTCGCCCCTGTTGCGGGAAAACCTTTTATTGTTCTAAACGTTTCTTCGAAATCTATCTCATTTTCACTTTGGAATGTTCTTAAAAAAGTTTTATCATATGTTATTTTAACGGGTATAGCCGAGCGTACTTCATTATTATCTATCTTATACGAACCCTTTTCACCTAATGTTTCATTTGCCTTTAATTTACCATTGTATTTATCAATAAGGCTTTTAAGTTCCGCAATTGCGTTTTGTTTTTGTTCTGCGTTTAAATTAGATTTAAACGAATATATTTTAGTTTTAAATCCGTTAGCTAATATAAATGGAGCGGTGGTATCCATGTATTTATTAAACCATGAAACCGATTGAGCATTATAAACATCTCTAGTATAATCATTAATTGTTCTTTGATATGTTTCGATGTCAGTTAACGGATTTAAATTTTGTTTTGTAAAATTATCTAAAACATTTTTAACAAAATTTTCAATTCTATATTGTAGTTGTATTAATGTTATTTCAGGAAAATCATCTGAAATTAATCCTTTTGATTTATATTCGGAATATAGTTCTTTAACTTTTTCATACCCTATTTCGGCAAAACTTTGTTTGACTGGTGAGGTTGACGAACCACCACTTTCCAATGTTTTAACTTGTACACTAGATTTAAACATATGGGGAGTTGCCAATAACATACCCATTGATATTTCAGTTAACATAGTGTATTTGTATGTGTAAAATACCAATGAAACTTCAAAATTACTAGTACTTGTATCGTATCGAGTGTTAAAGTTTTGAAGCATTAATTCTAACCTAACCGCTTTACCATAATATCCTTTTAGGGTTAAGGTAAACTTTGGATATGGCAAATTAAAAAACGCGGCGTATGGTGAGTTATTACCTGATTCAAACATCGCTCGTCCTTTAATATCAACAAGCTGAACCGATATTACAGGTAAAAATGATGTATCTAACTTAACTGTTATATTTGTAATCCCAAGTAATCCGTTATCAACCGAGCCAGGTTTTCCTCCTGAACTTATTGTCTGTCTTACATAAAAATCATTACTTTTATTCGGATTAGATATTGCATTTTTCTTTGGTTGATTAACTCCTTCACCTTTTACGGTATCTTTTCCTGTTATCTCATCTGTATATGAATTATCTAAAAATGTTTTGTCACCAGGTTTTAAAAAGTTGATTGATGCAATCGATACTGTCTGTATACTATCATTGTTTGCAACCCCTAAAGCGAGTTTTGTTCTTGGTAACATTTTACATTCCAAGTTGGCATAAAATACCAAGTCCTCTTGATTTACATATCTTTCTTTAACTTTACCTTCTTCGTCAACAACTTTATTTGGGTCAACTATGGTAATATTATTATAATCAAATTCCGTTAAAATATTTTCTGGTTTACCTACCATAGTAGAAGAAATGGTTTTCTAATGCGTTTTTATAGTCTTGTAATGAAGCTACTAAAGGAAAAGGAATTGTCAATATAGAACCATCGGCAATATTCCATTCTTGTCCTCCGTATATTGGGTTGGCCATCAATATTAACCATCCAAAATATGGAGCGCCATAGTACTGTTGTGATATTTTATCCAATCTAGTCTGACCTATTTTATATATAAATCTTTTATCGGTAGATTTACTAGGTAAATTAACATAAGGTACAACAGTCTGTTGTCCATTAATAACAAAATTGTTATATCTATTATAATATTGTCTGCCGGCCATCTTTATTTAAATTTAAATGGATTTAAATATAAGTCTTTAATTTTTTCACCATTTGCCTGAACATCGGCATTTGGTGTTGTATTATAATCACATTTTCTTAACTTACCTTTGACATATAATTTTTCATCTAAACCATCAACAAAACCTTTATATTCAGAATCTCTTTTTAAATCTTTAAAGTATTTTTCTTCATCCCTCTTTTCTTTTTTATACCTATCGCCAACATCGTCAACAATTCTTCTAACCCTTCTTGCTAATTGATTGTCTCCTTCAACACCCTTTAAAAGGGCGGTGTTAAATTCATCTAGTTTTGTATTATTTGTCAATATATCGGCTATTACAATATAAAAATATTTATCATACTCATCAATTAATTCACTATTAGAGAATGGTTGTTCAAAATCACCATCATAATAAGTATTAGTAAATACCGCATATGTTACCGTCATTAAATCATCAAAATCAGGTAATAAATCTATGAAGCTTTGAAAATCTTCTCTTAACTCATCTAAGGTATCGGCTGGTGCGGTTTCGCTAGCCGCTGAAACCTCACTAGTTCCTGAAATATTATATACTCTTGGTACATTACCTGATAATAATTTACCATCGATTGCTTGTGAAACTAAACTAACTTTTCTAACTGTTTGATAAAAATCTTGTTGGAAAATTGTAATTCCTTGTACTATCGTAGATACGTTATTAGAAAATGTAGGTTGTAATGCCTTTAAATAATTATTTAAATTATTTTTAAGATTATCTAAAATAATACCGCTATACGAACTTCCGTGTTTAACAACAAACTCACTAATAATTGGATTGTATTCTTCATTAACTGATTCAATGTTTGATTGAAATAATGAATTTATACTTGTTTCATAGTCAGATGGGTTACCGTATATTTTTACAACATTATCGTCTCCTCCATTTTTAGTTGGTAAATCAGTGCTTGATGAATTAATATCTCTTCTATCATTAAGTAATGTTAATAATCCATAGTTATTTTGTAGTACTACTTTTTCTAATTGATTAACTATTGTTGTAAAATAATCTTTGGTATTATCATACAATTTATCCATAATATCTTTATATCCAATCTCACCTGTTTGCCCACTAGCAACAGGAATATTAGTTATAATAGTACCAATAGTAGAACCACCATCATTTGGTTGTTGGTTATTAACGTCTGCGGCTGTTGCCGGTTGTTCTCCGTCTAATACACCTTGTACTAATGTTTTGTCTAAAGCTGAAGTATCTTCAGTAAATACCGCTCTTTCATCATAAACTTCAGTATTACCATAATAGTTAAATGATAATGCGTTTTGTAATTGCTCAACAGGTTTAGCAATACCTTGTCCTCCAATTATATTAAAGGACATTGATATGTTTGCTAACATAGGTTGTACTCCAATTCCCTCAGGATTTAAGTCAAACACTAAAGGTTCATAACCAATCTGCAAACTTGTCGGTATTATCTTGGTATGAAAAAAGTCACCAATTCTTAATATAAGAACAGGTGGAGCACCAAATGAAGTATTAACCGCATCATTATATTTTGGATTACCGTCAGTGCCAATTACAGGTATTGTTTCACCAGGTCTAACACATTGATTTAAAAATGTTAATCGAGCATTTAATCCTTCAGGTGTCATCGAGTGAAATGCCGGATTAAAGTATTTTACTTTTTCCTGTATTGAATCGTACACAAACGGGTTAGTCTCTTTAATAACCTCAAAATAATCACATTCAGAAAATAATTGTCTTAATATTTTTTTACCAATACCATCTTTTAATTTTTTAACAATATCTACAGTTGGTTGTGGTTGTGGCGGATATTGGGTTATTGTGGTCGCGGAAGTTCTAGTTTCAGTAGTCTTTACAGGAGTTGGGTCAGGTTTAGGTGGTGGTGGGGGTGGTGGTGATGGTACAACATTTATATTAGATATTCTAACTCTTCTGCAAGCCATTGCACTAACAGAGTATGTTTGTGAATTAGTAGTTACTTTATTATTTTTATCTTTGATATCCTCAGTACAATTTACAGACCCTTGAGTTCCTGAATCCCTGCTTTGTTCAGTTGTTGTTCCGGTTGTTACTTCACTGGAATATTGAGGTATCGTGATTGATTCGCCAGCACCTTGTTCAGATATTATTTTAAAAGTTTGGTCATCTAAGTATTGTCCAAATCGATTATTTCTAAAATAATTTTTTATAGAATCAATTCGTCTTTTTGATAATGCTTCGTTATATTGAGGACTCGCCGTTGCTGAGGCCGAACCAACCATAGTAATACTAATAGTTCCTTTTTTATTTTCTAAAATATCTAAAGCTTCAGGTATAAATCCTGTTTGTATTGTTCTATAATTGTCTTCAATGATTGTTGTAAAAAATACATCCGTATTTGCTTCAGGATTACCCGCGGCAAATGTTACGGAAGCCGTAGAACTATAAGTCGATTTTTGACCAAGATATGTATTATACGCGGTTTGAAAATCTTCACTCGTTGTTGTAACATTTTTATCTTTTGGTCCAGGTACATCATTATCAAAATAAAATGCAAATCCTAAGTACTTTGAATTAAACTCTGACAATGAAGTATCTTCAGCAACTTGTGGTACTTCTTCGGCCACACCAGGAGTATAAACATCGACAGTATATTCGGTAGGTATCTCCCGTTTAACACCCGCAAGTTCTTCAGGTGTCAATCTTGGATTATTAATAATCTCTTGGTAAGTATATAAATCCTTAGATGGTATTGTATTGAATTTTTTTGCCAATTCATATATATCATATTTAACACATCCAGCAAAAAATGAATCGATAATTGAATTAACTCTTTCTTTATTTTGTCCTTTTAATTGTTTTTCAATAATCGCATTAATAACCGAAGGACTATCCACTATAATTTTCCAACTTAATTGTCCTGTTCTACTAGTATCTTTATATGTATAAATTGGTTCAGGTCTACCAAGGAATGATGTTGGATTCCAATTTGCCGAACTAGACTCACTAAATTTAATATCATATGGTGGAAACCACATAACTCGACCTCCGTTTGGACCTTTTTCACAATCAGGTAATTCGTCGTATGTAAAACCGGGTCGGCTAGATGTTCTCCAAGCTAAATTTTCCAAAGAAAACATATATTTTTTAGCAACAATCTTACCTGAACCATCTTTCATTAAGTTTGTAGAGCCAATTCTGTCCTCACTCGAACCTCGTAATGGTACAATATTTAAATTATATGTGTTATCCATTACCGAATTTGTGAATCTTCTACCCGTTTTTGTTATACCATCTCTTTTTTGTAGGTCGGCGTAAGTTAAATAAGGAGTATCTTTTGCAAAAACTCTACAATATTCTCTACCAACTTCACCTCCAGTTGTATTATCAGTATAAGAAACAACTTGAGAACCTTTTGTCATTTCTTTATACCCGTCATTGAAAACCTTACTTACTTGGTTAATAGCATTACCAACGTGTTTTAATTTAGTAATCCCTTGTAGATTATCAGCGGATTGTATTAATCTTTGAGTATTATCGAGTATTGAATTTTTCTTAAACTCAATATTTGTAGATTCTCCTTTGGTGTATGTAGAACTTACAACATTAAATTCATCATCTCTACTTCCGATTCCTCCTCCAACTGTTGGTTTATATCCCGCGGCCCCTTTGAATTTAGGAGATGTCCATACAAATGCTCCTGTAATATCACCGGTATCCGCATATGACTTTGCCTTTAAACCAAAATTAATTACCTCCTCATTACCTTCATAAAGAATACCTAATTCTGATGGTCCAAAAACAGGAGCATTGACTTGTTGTCCATATGCGTTTACAGGTATTTGATTTGGTGGTGACGTAATGGTGCTTGGTTCCGCATTTCTACTACCAACATAATAACCTCCAACTTCACCACCTCCGTCAATTAAACTTGCCGCTAAATTAACAATACTTTGGGCGGCACCTAAAAGTCCTCCAAATTGTTGTTTATATCCTGGTTGATACCTATTATAATCTAAATTGTTAAACAGAGCAGACCTTTGGGCATTACCTGTGTTCGCTAAAAATATTTCTGAAGGATTCCTAGTTATGTTTAATACCGGTCCTAAAAATCCTCCTGTTAATTGATTTGCAACGTTTAAAGCATTAGATACTTGTTCTGATTGACCGTTTGGTGTATTTTCTTCAAAATAATCTCCAGGTATTGGTGATACGGGCCAATAAGCACTTGCTAATCTTGTTGCTAAATCCACCGCTCTTAAAACAGGATTTTCAGGTACAGTAATTCTCCAATTTTGATAAACTAATGGTTGTTGTCCTGTAATTAATAAACTCGCATTAAAAGGGTCCTGTAATGATTGTAAATTAACAAGTCCGACAGTATTTTGAAATATTTCAGCGTTAATTCTAGCCTCAAATAAATCCCTTAAACTTTCCGCAGATAATTTAGCAAGATAAGAATCTTGTGATAATGACCCGTCACTACCTGTTGGATTGGTTGAGGTTAAAATTTGATACGGTGAATATATTGACGGTATAAAACTAGGTGGTTCCCAATATGGTATGAATACCTTATTAGTTAAAGGTATGTCTTCTGTACTGTATAAAAATTCATATCCATCAACAGGTCTAAATCTGTTTTGATTATTTGGTGATGCATATGAATCATTAAGATAATAATCTGACCCAGAAACTAATGGACTAACTGAAAAAGGATAGTAAGGTCCTTGATTTGGGTCAACAGGTAATAAAGGTCCGTTATAGGTTATATTTAGATTATATCCACCCTCAGGTCCAAACTCATTTAAAGGGTATAATTTATTAGCAAATGGGTCTTTTGCAATTAATTCGTCAGGTGAATTAACCACAGATAAATTTGATTGTACATATTCAAAATTTACTTGATTTGCCGGTGGAGAGTAGACCCCAGCAACATTATATGGGGCCAAATTCCTTGCCATTAATCTTTCTCTAAAAGATTGCGTGGAAGAAAATGTTAAAGTACTCTCAGACATTAATTAAACTTTATTATAAATAGATAAAGTTATCGTTTTTTATCCATTGGATTTCCAGCAGGAGTTAATCCATTATTACTTTGTGCAATTTGTATCGCTTTAATTAATTCTTGTTGGAACATTGGGTCTTGTAGTATTTTTTGTAATTGAGCGGTATCGATATTAGGTGGTGCATCCAATTTAATATTCATAGATATTGTAGAATTTGAATTTGTTGTCATTGGAGCTTGTTGAGCGGTTGTATTAGCTCCTCCCATAGTAGTATTATTAACCTGATTAAGGTTTGGGTTTGTTGCCGCGTTTTGATTTGTGGATGTATTACCATCAGTTGTAGTAGTTTGGTTAGCAAATCCTTCAGCCTTTGCCGCGGCATTTTTAAATCCTTCCATAGAATTAGTTAATAATTCTACAAACTTATTTTGACTAGTACCCATTGCCTCTGTACTTGTTTTAGCGGATTCAATTGCGGTTTTAAACGCCCCTTCAAATAAATCTTTAGTACTTGTTATCGTGGTACCTAACGCACTAAAAACATCCGCAACACTACCTTCACCAGTTAAAACTTTATTGACCGAATCTAATACCGCTGCACCATTTTTTTCGTAGTGTTCTCTCAATGTTCTTATATCTAACCCATCAAACACTTCCACAGTTTTTTCATATCCCTTAGTTATAGCTTCAATCATTTGTCCTCCTAATTCTGACCCAGCAATTGCATACCCCTCTCTTCCTTCAACCGCGCCTATATTAGCTTGTATAGCCTTCAATGCGTGTAATTGTTCCTTGGCCAACTCTTCCATAGATTTTGGCTCATTTTCTTTCATGAATTCTTGAAAAGCCTTTTGGTCTCCTTGGAATTTGTCCATGAGTTTATTAACCTCAACCTCTTGACCTTTATATTGAATAACGTATTCACCTTTATCATTCATTTCGGCCAGATTGGCAATAAAGTTTCTATCTTCTTCTTTAATCGCGTCAGGGAATCTGATTTTTTGCATCTTATCATCCAATTCTTTCGCCCCTATCGCCATTTTCGACAATTGTTCATAACTCATACCCATCGCTTCTGCAATTTCTCTTAATCGTCTTTGACTTCCAGGTGCTATTTGGAATCTACCTTTTTCATTTAACTCAACAAAACTTTTAGCCATTCCTGCCATTTGTCGTTGTAATTCTTCAGGGTCATTTTGAGACAAATCCATTAATCTCAATGGGTCCAATAATTGAGATTGGGTTACCCCAAGTCTTTGTAAGGCCGCCGCAGTTTCAATCGCACCTTCAGGATTAAATACTTTTTCAGCAAATTTAAACGTATCCGCCATATCCATATTGATAGCGGTTGCGTGTGCAGCCATTCTTGCAAGACCCTCAACACCATTTGAAAAATTATATTTGTTAATTTTATCCATGTGTGTAACAACATCCGCCGCCACTGCCTGTGCATTAACACCAATTTCCCTAGCGGAGTTAACCACCTTTTCCATTTCTTTGCCGGCCTGATAAGTTGATATACCTATTTCTTTAAATTTTGGTAAAAACTTATCCACTTGTTGTCCTGAGACTTGTGCAGATGCAAACAAACCAGCATATGATTCGGATGCGAGTGTAACATTTCTACCTAAAGATATTCCTACTTCTTGTTGTATTTTAGCAACATCCGCAAAAGAACCACCAAGTAATGTAACCTCTGTTACCGCAGCGGTCATTGCCTCCTTTAAATTAACAATATTAGCCGACCCTAAACCAAAAGATTTTGCAATTTCTTTTGCGGCAATATCAACCTCAAGTAATTTTTCAGTAATATTGTCAACAGATATGTTAGTCGCTAGGGCGTCTCCAATTTCTTTTCCAAAATCTTGGATAACATTTTTTAAGTCGTCTAGCGTACCTTTTTTTTTCTTTTCTTCTTCGTCGCTTGGACCTGCCATAATTCTATTTTATAATAAATAGAACGCAGACACATTTTTAACTTTTTGGAGTGTTGTATTCTATGATTTTATCAACCAAATATTTTCTAACATAGGTTGGCATTGTTAAAAAATCTTGGTACTGTGTTCTCATGAATCTACCTAATAAGATAAATTCATCCATAAGATATTGTCTGTAATCAGAAGAAAGGGCGAAAAAATTCGACCCCAAACGCAATCGTAAACGTTGCTATTTCTCCTGATGGGGCTTTTACTTGTCTAGTTAAATCTAAACTAGGTTGATTATCACTCAAAAAAGTTCTAATGTACTTGGAGTCCATGATTGGTAATTGCTCAACAAATTTTGCAATATACCCTTTATCTCGTTCTCCATTAACCTCAACAATTTGTCTCTGAAGTCTCCACTGTATTCGTGGAGCAACTCGGCCTTGTGGGTATTCATCAGCCATTTTATTAATCTCAATTACCTCACTATAAGTTAACAATCTTAATTTAACATCCGCTTCAGTTTTTGGTAATTTTGTAACAAACAAACCTTCCTCATTTGGTTTATATTTAGTTTGTTTGATATTTAACTCATCCAAAACTACAGTAACGTCAAACATTTTTTTAGTTTCAGGGTCTTCAACTTTTACACTATACTCTGGTCCAAAAGATGTATTTCTTAAAAAAATTAAAATAGCCTCAATATCCCCCTCCAATAATTCATCAGGTCTTAAATCATGTTCATACAGTTTATTCCTAATAAGATTTAAAACAAAATTATCTTTATTATTTATAGCCGAGCTAATAATAATATTTTCATCGCTAGCAGTTAGATATCCAACCTTTACACTTTTCTTTTTTGACTTGTAAAAAATACCACCAGAAGGTAACGATATTACATCGTGAGGTAGACTAAAATTTTCAGTTGCGGCGTGAAGTAATGATTCGTCCATAGTTTTTTATTTAAAATAATAAGTTAGATTGAGAATATATCAATCTTTATTTTGATTATTATTTTTTTCTTTCGTATATTTTTTGTTGTGCCTGTTTACGAATTCTTCTTCAGTTTCAAATATTCGTCCACAAGTGTTACAAGTATACCCTGTTATATTTTCTTGCATAAAAAATCCTGTATAAAAATATATACAGGATTTCTTAAAATATGTAAATAAAGATTAGTAAACCAAAATACAACGGTCCATACGAAGTGTTGCAGATATTGTTGCCAAAGCATCTGAGTTATACGCTAAAGTATCAAAATTAACATCAGATAAGAATGTACCCTCCAAAATCCATTTTTCTACAACAACTCCTGTTGGGTCTAATAACTCAAGGTCGACATTTTTCTTGTAACCCGCAGCATAACCCATACGGCCAGTAACTGATTCAGCACATAAACGAACCCATTCCATAAGTGCTTGTGAAGCCGAAGGTCCAATTGGGTCACGGAATTTAACATTTATTGTACTCCAAGTAAATCTACCTGCAACATAAGTTTCAGTATTTAAAAATGGAATCGCAACAGGATTAATGGTTATGTGAGGACGAGAGGTACTCTCAACAAACCATTCATTGATACCTAACGTAGTGTCAAAACGAAGAATAAATCGGTTTTGCCTTTTGGGTTCGTAAGGTATCGGCATTTTCATCAGTAAATCAGCCATCGTATATCAGTTTTTAATTTTTTATTTTTTTGTTTTATATTATATAAATATACCAAGTTATTTTTTTTCTATTTACTTTGGTTTTTTTTCAAATAGATTCCAGTTATAAGTATCCAGTTAATATGGTTTTTTAACTCCTCCAGCAGTTGATATAGTTTTTATTATATTATCCGGTTCTTTTTCAAAATGACTCTTAACTTTTTCTAAGTTTCTTAAATCATCATCTGAAAAACCTATTGTTGGTGTAAATCTATTGGATATTTTATTTTTCAAAAATGCTTTTTTATTAATCATTTGTGATATTCTTTTAACATAATCAACAAATTGTTTTAAAGCCTTAATTTTACCTTCTTCAGGATTAGTGGCACTTCCCTCACCATAAGTAACAGGATAAAAACGACACATATCAAGATATTCTAAAATCATGTCTCGTTTAGACGATTGTCCAACACCCTCCAAGTCACGAAACTTTTCTAAATTTTTAACCAATTCATTTGAATCTATACCCATATGATTTGATATTATCATATTATATACTGATTCCTTCATTACACTTGGAGTATGACCTCTCGCAGTAACAATAGAAAAGATTGACCCGTTATTTATCGCCTCTACAAAATCACTCCAAGCAGGACCAGGTTTTGCTAGCATAGAATCTATAACAAATCTTTTATCACCCTCAATACTAAAATATCTAAATGGGTTTTCTGCAAATCCTGTAATCTCGTGACCTTCATATTCAAAAGGTTCTTTACCTATTTGACCTCTGTAATGAGCGAAATCTTCGGTAGACATCCCAACTTCATCACCATCGACATCTTTTAAAACAATTTTAGTTGGCATAATAAGAATATTATCATCCCAATCAAAAGCATAATACTTCATATCGGGAGTTCCTTCATCTGTTAAACCTTCTAATATATATTTTTTTATCATATTAATAAATAAGGACAGACCGACTTTTATATCGGCCTGTCCTATTAAAATTTATTAGATATTTTCAAACGACGCTCCTGTTGGAGTTATGTAGAATGTGATATCTATGAATTCGAGTGACCTTGTTGGTTTGATGTAAATCTTACCTGTCATTTGGTTTCTATCGAGGTCTGCGGTGTCCGAAGAAACTGTTACACGGAAATCGTATAAACCTCTGTCTCTTCTAATCGCATCCAAGATTGGGTTAACCGCATCAAGGAAGTCTTGTCTAACTTTTTGGTCATTCTGTTCGAACAACAATCTTACAGAAACTGCTGAAATTAACTTACGAGCTTGTAACAACAATCTTCTAACGTTAATTCTGTCAAGAGCCGATTCTCTAACTTGGAGCGTCTTATTACCCCAAATCACAGTTCCTACATCAGAGAAAGTGGCGATTGGGTTAATTCTACCTTTGTAAAGAATGTCTCTATCTTCCTGAGTCAGTTTCTTACGAGCTTTAATCGCGTTTACAATACCACGAGTGTAACCCGCCGCCGCAAACCAAGGGAATGCAATGTTGTCGGTTAATGCCAAGTTTCTTGTAACCTCGGCAGTCGCTGGTAAGTAAATCTGTGTATTGTTAACACTATCGCGAGTTAATACCCAAGGATAGTATGTACAAGTATAGTTAGAATCAATACCTGTAGTTTCCAAGTTATCTACCGCTTCTTGTGGGTAAATAATTTCTTCAGGATTACCCGCTGAAGGTACTAACATGTTGTAATCAGGTGTTGTACATATGTACAGTGAGTCCGCTCTGTCAAATTCAATCATTTCAATAGCCGACTCAACAAGATTTGAATTGTTAACATAGTCAATACCAGGTGTTACAAACAAGTTAATATTAACCGCTTCAGGGTTAGAGAATGTTTGTTGACCTAACAAATATGCGTAATAGTCAGTATTTGCCCAATCCACAGAGTTTTTACCAATTGTAATTTTCTTAAACGCTCCCCATCCAGTTGCGTTAGGATATTGAATCGATTCACAAGCACCTTTTAGGTAACCTGATTTACCAAGTACGAATCTGTCTGAATTAGTTCTACGTTCAGTGTATATATCCCAACCATCAAAACCACCTTGTACTGCCAAAGTAAACTTACGGCCATATAAACGATAGTAAGGACTTTCAGAGTCTTCAGGGTCAGTAATAAATGGTGCCGAACCACAATAGAATGCTGCCGTACCACTTGTAGTAAATGCGTTTGCGATTGTGATACCTGTTGCATTTTTATCCATGTGGAAACCTTTTGTTCTATAACCCCACTCTTCACCTGTTGGGTCAAGACATATACCATTAGGTAATCTCTTTCCTTTATATGCAAAGAAATCAACATCATAACCAACTGTGTCAGATATTCCTAAGTAAGTACGTCTAATATTATCTCCTGCACTTGTTATTGCGTCGTCAGCTCCTGCTGAAGTACCAAATGGTGGGTTATAAACAACTTCACCTGGGAAATCATATTTTGTTTTATAGATTGGGAACGGAGGTACAACGCCCGCATATTGTCTAATATTATATCCTAAAAATCCACAAGGAAGTGCATCTGTAGGAGCATCCTCGTTCATCTCAACCATTATATATTTAGAATTTAACTGATATTCACCGTTTGATGTTCCTATCTTCGTAGCAATAAATCCATTCTCATTTGGGTCCATACTACAATTGGTGAATTTTTCTAAAACTACAGGTGCGTTATCTGAATCGAAATAATCTCTAACTAATATATCAAATGTTTGATTTGCAAATGACATATTAATCATAGAAATTTTAACTTGGACGTTAGCATCTTCACCATCAGCAATTGTGTGGAATCTAAATAAGTTATATACTTTAGAACCACGTAATTCAGATACAACCCAAGGAGAAACCGCCGATTGATATTGTTCTAAATAGAAACCGATAGATGTTACATCTTCACTTCTAGCACTATCTAATGCCGTTAAAGAAGTATTCAAACCTTTAATATAACCTTTTCTATAACCATAAGTTAAAAGATTTTGATAACGCTCTTCAACAAACAAAGGAACTGTTTGTCTTGGTTTTGCAAAATTAGTAGAACCAAAAACTTTTGATATATATTGGGTGTCAGCATTAGTAAATGACGTTTGGAAAAACAAGGTTGTTCCGTCATTATTAGTCACATTCAAACCAAAAGTTGAGTATGGGTTTTTAGTAACACCTGAATATTCTCCAGTTGTAACCATAGAAACGTCCGTTAATCCTGTAACTTCATAGACCGCACCTGTATCATTACCATAAGTTGCCAATCCTCTAGAACGTAATGTTGCGATTACTAAATCATCATATTCTAAATACGGAGTTCCTGAATACACAAAAATCTTACCTGTTAACGTACCTGAGTAACATCTAGTTATAGTTCCAACGTTTCCAGAACCCGCTCCAGTTGCGGTACATGGATTACATGGGTCACTTACTACAGCAACAATAGTCCAATCAACAGTAACGGTTCCATCATTTGAAACTAATTGAATAACCACAGAACCTGAAGTTAAATCTAAGAATGATGCTCCGTCGTATATTACGGTACCATTAACTGTAACGTTATTATCATCAACACAAGTTGTAAAGGTTGGAGTAAAGACCGCACTTAGTGCCGGAACACAAACTGTTATAGTATTTGTATTATAATTAATAGAACCTACGTTACCATCTAATGCAAATGTATAAAAAGTAGCACAATTTGATGAAGTCGATGTCGCAATAAAATTTTCTATGTAAGAATAAAATGAATATCCTGAATACCCACCAACTTCATGTGAATTATTATCAAATAACGCATAATACCAAGGGTCATTATTCGAATCGGTGTAATCATATCCGGTTGAGGATACACTATCTACACCAAATACATTAGTTTCAGCACTATAGGTTGTTGATAATGTATCATAAGTTTCACCTGAAATTACACCATAATAATAAATTGAGGATGCGACGGTTTGTCCAGATACTAATATTTGATTAAATACCTGATTATTAAATTGACTTTGTAATGTTGTAGTACTTCCATTAAATAATTCTAAAGGATTTGAGAATTTGTTTGCAATTATTGTTGGAATTTGAGACGTATCAAAAGTTATTGAATTGATGTCATTAGAGCACCCGTTGAAATTTATCGAAAAATCTATAACTTCATAGTCAACACATTCTACTACACAATCAACAGTACTTGACGCATTACAGTAAAAATCAACCGTAGAACCGTCAACATTAGCCTTTGTTGTAATAGACCATGATGGTCCTGCATCGTACCCTGATAATCCTAATACTCTTGTTACGAACAATTGATTTGATTGTTGTAAATAAGCTTTTGCAATATACGCCGCTTCATATTTAGGTATTTGGGTGTTAATAAATTTTTCTGGTGAGGTTCCACCAAAATAAGTTGTAAATTCATCAAAGTTTCTGATAAAAATTGGTTCGAATGCTGGACCCCTCAATGTCTCACCCACGATACCAAGTGTAGTTACACCAACACTTTGAGCTACAAAACTTAAATCAACCTCCGAAGTATAAACTCCGGGTGATACGAATACTTTACTGTTGCTTGCCATTAGTTTTGAGTTTCTTTATTTTTTATTTTTATAGATAAATATTCAGGAAAAAACCAAAATTCTTGACTTAATGATAAGTATTTATAAATTAGGCAGACTATTTTCTGCCTTTTTTATCTTATGTCACAGAGCGGTCGAGAAATAAAGAATTTGAAGATATCAAAAGAGGTGCACGATGTCTTAAAGATTTATTGTGATAAGAATGGGATTAAAATGTACAGGTTTTTGGAAAAACTAATAATTGAGAAATGTAAGGAAAAAAAAGATATCTATGGTGAAGACTAAATGATGATAGACATAAGAGTTATTTTAGATTCTTCGCTCTCGTTCTTTTTTGTAACTACTATTCTTAACGCGTCACCCGTGTTAATCTGTATCTTGTTAGGGTTATTACCGAAAAACGAACCATTTATATAAACCTCAAAATCCGAAATATTTTTTGTTTTTTCTACAATTAAATCGGCAGTATAATCGAACCTTTCGTTAATTTCATCATTACCAACAACAAATAATACATTAATTTTTGGCTCCTTTTCTAATTCATTTTTAACTTGTCGTCTTGTAACTTTTTCGTCAACTTCAACTATTTGTAATAATCTGTTGATTGCTGGAGATACCTCAAATTCATCCTCATCAATTAAGAACCCCAACAGGGTAAACGAATAACTCTGAATATAATATTTTCTTTTTTCAATATCTAATACAGATTCATCAGATATGTCACCCATTACAATCGGAATATAATGTCCTTTAATGTTTGCGTAAGCTTGTCTTGACGCAAATTTCTCAATAACAATCTTGTTAAACTTATTTAACTCTCTCATTCTATTGCATATAATCTTAACCGTGTAAGATATATCAACAGGTACTGGTTGTGGTATCCTGTAAATGTCATACCCATGTCTTTGTCCATCCCATGTTGGGACTTGTGCATAAAAATAAAGTTTCCTATTTGGTATGTTATACATTAACGCAGGATTTGTTCCAAACTTAACTTCGGGCACTCTAACTACGGTAATAAATGGTGGCTCGGCATTTTTGTCCAAGTTTTGAAAATTCCATGTCTCAGTAAACTGTGTCCAGTTTTGGGTTGTGACAAGGATGTCAACCATAGGAACTTTTTTACCATCAACAACTGTTTCTAATTCTGTTTTAACAAAGTCTAAAAATCCTTTATCTAAATCGGCATGTAATAAAGATTTTGGTAAATACGTACCATCCTTATTGATTTTATCAACAAGTTCCCTCCTTCTTGGTAACAAAGTTTTTGACTCCGTTAGAGGTAAAAATTTTTTTATCTTTTTTGGTAACGCCATTATTCTTCGTTATCGTGTCCACATTTATGACATATATATGGGTCATCTCCACCTTCGGATAACTTCCACGACCAATCACATTGGTCACAAACTACTTTTTCAGAATCAACAAACTCTAAAATTCTTTTAATTTGTTCTTCGGTTAATTTTATTTTCATAATCCTCTAAATTCGTTATCAACAACTGCAGATGCCATAATCGTTCTGTAAAACGGTTTGTAACCTGCGTAAGTATGTTTATTATCAGATATTACACGACCATCGTTATTAACCACATAGTATCTCACACGATTTTCAGTTTCATAATAACCAATGTAATCACCGTAGTTAATATCAATCTCCAACTCATCTAATTGTTTTTGGTAAACTGATATTCTAATGTTACCTGGCTCAACTTGGTCTATCTTTGAATTACCTAAATATTTGTTTTCAGGGGCCATTACCTGTACATAAGCTTTGAATTCAACGGGAGGTAAAAATTTAATACCATCAGTTAAAGCTTCACCATACACATCATCTGTTTTGGTTTTTTGTTTATCAACACGATATAAAACCAATGTAAAATTCATGTCACCGTGTAACCATTCCTCACCCATTGAGATATCGAGGTCGTAATCCTCGACCCCAAAAAACTTTCCTATCCTTGATATTGGTACTCTTGGTTGTGCCATATTGATAAATATCGAATTATTTATTATTTTTATAATGTGTTGAATTCGACTTCGACAAATTTGATTGAGCAACGAGCTTTGGGTATTCTCGATAATTATTCGGGGGCTAATAACTACATCCTAAAATTAAAATATAATAAAGAACACAATAAAAAGTTTTACCCCACCCGCGCTCAATCAGAATATATAACAACATTCCACGAAGTTTCACCAAAAGTTGCAAAAAAGTGGGTTGACTTAGACCCGTATTTCGCTAAAAAAATTGCCGACGAAAAATTGTATACCGAGATACCAACGGAATGTTGGATTGAAAAATTATTGATTGAAAAAGAAAAGTCGTATCACGTTTGGGGTAAGTTTTTTTCGGGAGAAACAATTCACGATTTTTGGTTACCAAAAGGAGCACTTATTAAATCTCACCGAATCGAAAAAGTTGAGATTGATTACTCTAAGTATTCTCACCGTCCACCGCTCGAACATCAAAAGGAGGCAATTGAGAAATTGGCTGGTAGTAAAAGATTTATTCTTGCCGATGATATGGGTTTGGGTAAAACAACCTCAACAATAATTGCGGCATTAGAGACGGGAGCGAAAAAGATTTTAATTGTTTGTCCTGCCACATTAAAAGTTAACTGGCTTCGAGAAATACAAAACTATACAGACCGTAGTGTTTTTATATCAGAGGGGAAATCGTTCTCAACCGAGCATGATTTTGTAATTGTAAATTATGATATTTTAAAAAACTTTTACGACGCAAAGGATAAAGAAAATTCTCCTATAACACAGTCAAACTTTGATTTAATTATATTGGATGAGGCTCATTATGTTCAGAATGCCCAAGCTCAAAGAACAAAAATTGTTAATAGTGTTTGTAAAAAAGTCGATAAATTGTGGTTGTTAACTGGTACACCAATGACATCTCGACCAATGAATTATTTTAATTTGTTGAGTTTAATTGATAGCC